TGGTCACGATGACCGGCCAGACCTCCACGATGTCGCCGGTCTTCGGCTTGGCGCCGTCTCCACCGACACGCTGGATGATGAAGAAGCCCTCGGTCGAGCGCGGGAGGGTGTCCCAGGCGAGGTCGTTGTCGTCATCGCGGTAGAAGTCCGCGTCGAACGTGGCCTGCACCGTGCCGGAGATGGACGTCTCGAAGAGGGTGTCCAGCGACGGGGTGGGGACCACGTTGCCACGCGAGCTGGCGTTCAGGGACACCAGGAACGGGGTGAGGTCCACGGATGCCGTGATGTTGGCAGCCGTAGGGGCGGACTTGGACGCCACAGTGACGGCGAAGCCCACCCAGACCTTCTCATTCGGGATGAGGCGAGTCATCAGTCAGTCTCCTTCTTCGGCTCGGCCTTGTGGCTTCCGCTCTTCTCATCATCCGTGACTGTCCAGCCACGGTCCTTCCACACGTTCTTGAAGGCACTCTCAGTGACAGTGCCGGTCTCAGATCCGTTCTTGATGGTGAGGACCTTCTTGCGGAGGGTCGGCTGGTCGTTGACGGACAGCTCCTCCGTGGACTTCTTCTTGGCGACCATCGCTCCTCCTAGAGCTTCTTGCTGAACCAGACCAGAACGCTGTCGCTCTGGCTGTATGCGGTGGGCTTGATCTGGTCCGTGTAGCCCACCCCGCCGATGTTCTGCGAGGTAACGCCGATGATCTTCCAGGCCGTCGTCCCGTCGTGCATCGACACCACAACGTTGGTCAGGCCAAGAACTGCTCGGCGCGCCTCATCAGCTACATCCTCGATCTGCTGTCGCGTGACCCCGTAGGTGGTCAGGGTGTACGGCAGCCGCCAGTCGACCTGGCTGTCTCCCAGCGACCCCGTAGGGGCAGGGGAGGCTTGGGGGGTGAGCACCACGTAGGGCACGAACACCGAGTCGTTGCCGCCAGGGAAGTTCTGCCAGCCCGCATCCTGAGGTGCGATCACGTCGCCCACGAACTCCACCACGGTCTCCAGGGCGCCGATCAGCACGTCGGTCAGCGGGGCGCGATCAGGGGTGCTGGTCATAGCCCCTCCCCATGATCATCGAGACACCCACGTCAGCGACCTTGGCTCCGAGGGTGTCCAGGTACTGCTGCACGGCTGGCCGCACGTAGGGCTGCGCCCGCATACGCGAGGTACCGAACTCCACGTAGGCGGCGTAGGGCACACCCACCGGGCCCACCACGTAGCGCCCCGGAGAGGACTGGATCGTCTCGCTGCCACGCAGCCGCCCGGTGTCCACCGGCGTCATGGCCTTCATCTGCACCAGGATCTGGGAGGCGGCCTTGGCCAGCACGAAGTCCGCAGCCTTGGGTGCCTGCTGGCCTGCCATCTCTAGATCCTTGGCCAGGTTGACCAGGTCCAGCGCGGCGGCGTTGGTCACCACAGCGAGCTCGGAGTGTCGATGGCGTTGACCAGCATGCGCCGCGCAGCGCGCAGCCCACCGGAACGCACGATGGCTTCGACCTGGTAGTACCGGCCGATCACGCTGAAGTCGTCCGAGACCGTCATCTTCACCTGGGACTCAGGCTCCGGGACGGGGGCGTCGTACGGCAGCGACAGGAACATGGTGGTGACCAGCAGTTCGAGGTCCTGATAGCGCACCGAGGAGGCAGCCGGGATCTCCCACAGACGGCAGGGACCCTCGTACATGAAGACCTCGGAGCGGTTGGTCGCCCTACGCGTGACGGGGTCGTAGACCACCCGGCCCGGTCCAGGCCGAAGGATCTGACAGGCGTCAGTCATCAGCTCAGTGGACCGGTACCGGATGTATCCACGGGAGAAGGGCGAGATCCTCATCGGGCTCACGGGACGAACTCACCCCACTGTCCGGCTTCCCAGGTGTCCGGGATGTCGCCGGAGTCGCCGTAGTCCTGGCGTCCCGCCTCTCGGTTGTCGTGCATCCGTGTACCGAAGGCAGGTGGTGCGACGCCGGGGTCTGGCTGCTCGCCAGCATCTATGCCGCCCACATAGACAGTCGCGCCGCTGGCGAGCAGTTCGCGGTACTGGTCCAGCAGTGAAGAGGACAGGTTGCGGTACTTCTCGTACAGCGCGTTCAGCCCCAGGGACTGACCCTCCGACGTGACGTCGATCTCCCGGGCGACCTTGGACGCGATGGCGTCAGCCGCCCGGGAGGCCACGTAGTAGTCACCCTTGCTCGACCAGGTGGTGATGAGCCATTCGATCTCCTCGTCCTGGAGGAACACCTCGGTCGCGTCAGCGTCACCCGCGAGGAAGCGGATGGTGCTGATGGGATCGATCCCTGGTGCCTCGTACGTGAAGGTCATGGCTCTTGCTCCTACTTGTGCTCAGCAGCCACCGGCTGGGGCGAGGCCTTCTTGGCGTCCTCGCCAGCCTTCTTGGACTCGGCCTCGCGCTCCTTCTTGGCCGCCTCGTTCTTCTGCTTGGCGTCCTCGGCGTCGGCCTTGCGCGCCTTCTCGTCCTGCTCGCTCGGCTTGAGCGGGTCGCCCACGTGCAGGCCCTCGCTCTCCTCGATGCGCTTGGCGCGCTCCTCGGCCCAGAAGTCCCGAGCCTCCTCCTGCTCCTTGGCGATCTGCTCGTTGAGCTCGGCCACGCCGTCCTCGTCGAGCTCACCCTGCTGGTTCTCGGTGGCCTCTTCGAGGTCACCCCCAGCAGCCTCGACCTGGGACGTGTTCGGCGGGGCTGCGCGGTTGTCCTGCACCATGGCTACTTCTCCTTCTCGGGTGTCACCTCGACGGCGGATGCCTTGTCCTCTGCCGTGAGCTTGCGGGTCCGACGCGGTGTGCGCTGGAGCTTGGCCTGCTTGTTGGCAGTGACCGAGACATCAGCCTTCCTGCCGGTTTCCTGTGCGGCATCGATGACGGCTGTGATACCAGGGTCGCCCGCTAGCTTCGCCTCCGCCTCCTTGCGTGTCACGACGTCGTTGTAGATGTGCGGAGGCAGTCGGTCGTAGCCCAGGTCCGGGTGCACGCGGTACAGGTACCCCGCACTCACCCAGGAATCGATGAGCGGGATCTGATCGACGTACTCCTGCGGCAGATCCTCGGCAGGCCAGAAGTCCTTGTCACCCACCGTGATCGGGCGACCGACGATGTACTCCAGAGTCTTCGTGTCTTCAGCGGGTGGGTAGAACATCCTTCTCCCTCTCATGCCAGAGGGGACCAGGGCCACTAAGACCCTGGCCCCCTCTCGGGCTGATCCGTCAGGCGACGGCCGAGGCGAGGAACACGCCCAGGTCGGCCCCGACGAGCTTCATGTCGTAGGTCATCTCGGCCTCGACACGGTCCGAAGCGATCTGCTCCATGCGGAAGTTCTTCACCTTGATGCCCTGGGCGTTCCCGGCCAGGTAGCCGTTCCAGGTGAAGGTGTAGCCCGACGCAGGCTGCAGCAGCCCCGGCGAGGACGGGGTGTAGCAGAGCAGTGCGCTCTTCGGGTTGCCGATGAAGCTGTAGGTGGCCGCAGCGTCCTGAGCCGAAGCGTCAGCGATCTGCGGGCCCACAGCCTGCGTGGCGTACGAGGTGAGCACCCGGTCCACGTCGAAGAGGGAGGCGAGCAGGTCGTCCGTCACCACACCCTTCTGCGTGTACTTGATGCGGTCCAGGATGCCCGCGTGGTTGATCAGCGCGTTGCGGGCCAGGGGGCCGAGCACCAGCGTGTTGGCCTTGAAGCCCGTCGACTGGATGAAGGCGACCTGGAGGTCCGCGAACTGCTTGACCGGGTCGGACGAGGCCGAGTTCCACTGGATGAACTGGCTGCCGGTCGGGCCGGAGGCCACACCGGTGTAGTCCGTGCCCCACACGCCCGTCTTGAAGTACGTGGCGTTGAAGTCGATGTCGCGCTTCAGCAGGAGCTGGTTCGTGATGAAGGCCGTGGCGTCACGGTCGAGGCGGAAGTTGCTGTCCGCGTTCGCGCGAAGCTGGTCGTCGATGTCCTTGTGCACGGCATAGACGTGGGCGAAGTAGCTATCCGTGTCCACGTTCCAGCCGACCCCGGGGGATTCGGTGGACGGAGCACGGCGCTGCACGTCAGTACGACGCCAGTCCGACTTCGAGTACTTCCAGTACAGGTCCGACTGCTTGTTCACAGCCACCTTGGGGAACACCTTGGTGGCGATGAAGGCATCTGCCTTCTGGATGTAGGCGATGCTGACGTTCGTCAGCGGGACGTTTACGTGCAGATCAGCCTGAGTGGGGTTCGGCATTGCTCTCTAGCTCCTCTCTCAGTTGACCCGCAGGAGGATGGACAGAAGCTGTCCGGCCCCGGCTGCTGAGGTGATGGCGATACCGAGGGTGTTGGTGGCCGACTGGACCGCCGTCCCGGTAGCCGTGGACGTGACCAGATCACCCGCGTTGATGGCTGCGGATGCGATCACGTTGGTGACGCCCCGGATGCCCACCGTGGCGGCCTGGCCGGTGCGCTGCGGCTTGTTCTGCAGGACACCCACGACAGCATCCGTCGCTGCCGTTGCGAGACCGACCTGGTGAGCACCAGTGATCTTCACGAAGGTGTACTGCTTGCCGTAGTTGGGCTCAGCCGAACCAGGAGTTCCAGGAACTCCGGTGTAGCCGCTCAGTGAAGCGTCCGCGTCCAGGGAGATGGACCGGAGGCTCTCCTCGTATGCCATGTGCTCTCTCCTCCTTGTCCTTCTCAGCCCCGGCGCTCAGCCAGGTACTGGTCGTAGGCGTCCGGGTTCTCGTCGAAGACCTTCGAGACCACGTCCTCACGGGTGAGGTCGCCCTTGTAGACGGTGCCATCGACGAGAGCATCGACCTGGGAGAGCACGTCAGCGTTGTCGCCGCCGCCCCGGTTGCCGTACTCCTCGAAGAGCTCCTCGGACGCCGAGGTGGCATCCAGGCACTTCTTGATCACGAGCTGGTCCTCGATGGGGAGCACCTCAGCGAGACGCTTGAGCACACGGCCCAGATCGCTCGGCTTCACCGGGACGTTGTAGCCCTTGGCGATCTCCGTGTACTCCTGCGTGAGGCGCAGGTCGCGCTCTGCAGCTGCGGTTGCCTGCGCAGACTTGGCGATCTCCGCGAAGTCCTCCAGCTGGCCGAACATCTTGGTGATCACCTCGTCACGGTCCTTGTCCGTGAGGGCCTTGCTCAGCTCCTCGCGCACCTGGTCCACGAGGGACGGTCCGCTCGAAGCTCGCTTGGCGAAGACCGACTTGCCGACCTCAGCGAACTCGCGCTCGTTGGCGGCATCCTCGATCTCGTCGTAGTCGTCGGGCTCGTCCTCATCCACCTCGTCGGTGAACTCGAACTCCTGACCGCTCTCGTCCCAGACGCGATCCCCCACCTGCAGGTCGTTGAGGTCGATGAGGTCACCGTCCTCGTTGAAGTACTTCTCCACCGTGGTCTCCTCTTCGACGTCGTGCCTCTTGGCGATGACGGTCTTCGCGTGCTGATTGGCACCCTTGTCGACGAGGCTTACCTCGTCGATCTTCAGATCCCGGATTTCTCTAGCCCGAGTCATGTTTCCTACCTCGCTATCAGTCTGCAGATGAGCGCAACACCCATCAGATCTGCCCGTGAAGCGGCTTGTAAGAGCGCCCATTGCCACGCTTGTAGCGCTGGATTCGGTCGGCTCCGACAGCTGCTCCGACCGCACCGATGCCCAGTGCTGCGGTGACGGCTGCGCCGCGACCTGCACCGCCCTTGGCACCGAGGCCGGTGAGCTTGAGGTACGTGTTCTTGCCGCCAGGGGTGCGCTTCACCGCGCGCAGTACCTTGCGATGGGTGCCGATGCCAGCGCCCACCGCGCCTGCGCCCAGGGCACCCGCGCCGATGTTCGCACCGGTCTGATAGGTGTCCAGCCGACGCATGCGCTTGCGCTCCGGGCTGTACGCCTTCTCGATCTCCTCGGGGCCCTGGAGAACCCAGCCCAGCCCCATGTCCAGGTCGCTCATGTTCTTCGTCACCCCTCCGGAGTGCTGGTAGCGAGGGTCCTTCTTGGCCTGCCTACGTCCGTACTTCTCTCCAGCGTTCGCGCCAGCCGTGCCACCCCACATCCCACCGACCACAGCAGCAGTGGAGGTGTATGGGTTGTAGCCCGAGCGATTGAACACCGTCCCCCCTCGCGTGTGCTCGCGCGTGGCACGTGCCATGTGTGCGCCACCGATGGTTGCGCTGCGCAGTCGGCTGCGCTGCACCCGGGCGCTGCTGGCAGCATCGGCTGCCCTGGTCCTCAGCCCGGGGTTGCCGATGCGCGCGACTCCCGGTGCGGGCTTGCTCGCCGCATAGAAGTGCTTGCCCGCCTTGACTCCGTACTGCGCAGAGCGCGCGATGCTCTTGACTGCGCGCGGATTCACGGCGATGGCCGCGCCAGCAGCACCACCAGCCAGGCCAGCACCGAGCCCACGCATCACATGCTTCTGGGTGTGCTCCTGAGTGATCTTGGCGTTGGAGCGGTTGATCTTGCGCTGCTCCGGTGTCATGGCCTTCCAGATGCCCAGACCGTCATCCATCTTCTTGACACTCCTCTTGGACTCAGCGTTCTGGATGGCTGCGTAGTTGTACCCGCCGACGCCACCGAGACCGGCCGACCCCGTGGTCAGTCCGGCAGAGATGCCGGTGGACTTGCCCCGGAAGGCCTTCACCTGATCGGGCGTGACGTGCTTGAGCCGACCAGCACGCTGCGCCACCTTGACTGCTCGACCCGCACCCGCGCGCGCACCGACCGCTCCCAGGGCAGCGATGCCCATGGTGGAGGTCGCCACAGACAGGCCAGCAGAAGCCTTCTTGTGCGCGCGTAGCTGCTTGTCGGTCCAGGTCATGACGACTTGATGTCTCCTCGACGGTGGGCGTTCACACCGGCACGGTGTGCGCCGTAGATCCCGCCAGCCAGGCCACCGGCCCTGGTGGCGACTTGACTCACCTTGGGGTTCTTGGTCGCTGCTCCGGCGAGTACACCGGCGACTCCGCCACCAGTGCCATACGCCACCTCAGAACCCCAGGACCGTCCCGCATTCCTGAACTTGCGGCCCTTCTTGGAGCTGGCAGCGGCACCGGCCCAGCCCAGGCCTACGGCACCCAGCGCGCCCTGCCGAGCGGCGTACTTCTTCTCGTCGAGCTTGGAGATCTCGGAGCCATGCTCCACGCCCCAGGCGGATGTGCTCATGACGTCCTCATCTCGGTCGTGCTTGCTGCTGTGGTGCTCCCGGCTTGGGAGGCATCATGGACGGCGGTCGCAGGGTAGCTGGCGGGCCTACCTGCGGAGTGACTGGCTTAGGGCCAGTCATCGGCTTGGCCCCGGTCTGTGCTGTCGGAGGTCGAGCCATCTTGGGTCCGCCAGTGGGCCGGTTCGGACGCACCGGCTTGAGCGCACCAGTACCCGGCTTGCCCAGGGTCTGGGCCAGGCCCTTGCTGACCTTCCGCTTGGGTGCGGTCTCGTGCTGCGCGACGCTGGCTCCGACGCCTGCCATGATGCCGCCAGCGACACCCAGGGAGGCAGGCAGCTTCCAGTTCGACTTCTTCCGCCCGCCACCCTCGCTGGAGATCGTGCGCGTGGGGATCAGCGACTTGCTGCCACCAGCACTCTGGTGCAGCGTGTCGAAGCCGTTGTCCTTCATGTCCAGCAGGGGACCCACCGGACCGGGCTCACGGTTGGCCCAGTTCGGCTTGCCGCCCTTGCCCTTCATCTTCACGGCGTCCATCCGGGACTTCTGGCCAGGCGCGGTCTTGCCGGTGGGCTTGGTGTTGGGCGCCTTGATCGCGCCCTTCTTGCCCATGTTCGCCATCCGTGAGGCCTGGCCCAGCGTGCCCTTCTCCACCACAGTGATCTCCCAGGGCACGACCAGGGACTTCTTCACCCGGCGACGGCGACGCTGGTTGATCTTGTGCTGGTGGTAGGCCTCCACCCCACGCTGGGTACCCCAGCCCCCAGCGCCAGCGCCTACCATCCCCGCGCCACCGAGCAGCAGCGCGCCCGTAGGGTTGCGGCCGATGGCATGCAGGGCATACCGGCTGCCGACCTTCGCCCCACGACCAGCGGCACGCAGGGTCTCTCCCCTGCTGCCACCCATCTCGCGCGCAGCACGGGGATACGTCGCCCCAGCCTTCCCTGCGCGTGCCAGGTCGTTGATCAGCATGCCCGCTGTCCTGGAACTGCCACCCAGCGCATAGCCAGCAGTGATCACAGACCCGCCACCACCGATCAGGGCGATGGAGCGGTTCTGCTTCTTGCGCGCGCCCCGCGCCTTCAGCTCACGCTGCTGGATGGTCTTCCAGTCCCCGGGCATCAGATCTCCACATCGACTCGCTGGCCGGAGCCATGGATGGAGAACTCAGGTCGCTTGCCGTCCTTGACCATCTCCCAGACCTTGTCGTCGTTGACCTGGAAGCCGACCCACCAGCCCACCGGCATCTCGTCGGGGAGGTTGAGCTGAGCCTTCTTCTCCGGCGTCACGATGAACGACTCGATCAGGTCCGAGGCGTGGCTGCCCACCTGGTGCATGTCCCCACCACGACGGCTGCTGTGCACGTAGTCGTAGGCCGCCTTCTCGATCACGTCGATGGCCATGTAGTCGCCCTGCAGGTCCACGATGGGCTCGCCGTTGAGTTCGACTACCGAAGCCCAGCCGAACACCTGGCGCTTGTCGTTGGACTTGGAGATCTCGCCCTTGATGACGAAGTCGACGTCCTTACCGATCTCCTTCTTGGCCTGCTCTGTAGCGGCGATGCCTGCAGCCGTACCAGCTGCCAGTCCGACACGCACGAGCTTGGCCTTCGGCCGGTCCTTGGCTTCCTTCTTCTTGAAGAAGCCCTTGGTGATCGGCTTGAGCTTCTTGGGCTTGTCCTTCGCCCCGCGCGAGAGCACTCGGTTGGCCACGGCGTCACCGGCGATGTTGGCGACCTGTAGGCCTAGTGCCCCTCCCGCCAGAGCCGCACCGACCTTGCCTGTTCGACCAGAGATGGGCTCCGGGATCTTCTTGGCGGCGTTGTAGATGCCGTGCGCGAGCCGCCCGCCGTGCGGGTTCTTCTTCGGCCCGAACCGGTCATCACGCAGTGCAGAGGCGGTGCCTGCGATGCCAGCACCCAGGCCCACCACGTTGGAAGCCAGGCCCACCTTGGCCTGGGTGCGCTCACGCTTGGCCTGCTGCTGTGCGGGCGTCAGGGTCTTGGCCTTGACGATCTCCCAGGCACCATCGCCGTACAGCGCAGCAGCGATGTCTGCGTAGCCGTCTACTGGGGTCAGTGCCATGTCCTCATCATCCAGACGGGTGCTAGTCAGGGAACAGGTCGTCCGGCTCGACGAACACCATCTTGTAGGGCAGCGGCTGGTCCCGACCCAGGAAGGCCTTGGTGTTGTCCCGGATGCCACCGGTGATGCGCCACTTGCCGGGGTTGGTGAACACTCCGCGCTTGTACTCCTCCGCGCTGGTGCTCTTCCAGTTCGTCACGCCCACGGTAGGCATCAGGAAGTCGACCTCTTCAGTGATGCCCAGCAGCTTGGCGGCGTGCCTGGAGTCGATCTCCTTGGTGAACGGCAGGAAGGTGGAGTTGACCTTGTACGGCAGAGCCAGCTTGTAGGAGTCGTGGCTATCAGCACCGGAGATGGCGTCCATCCAGATGTCCGCGTACTCCTCGTAGGTCATCGTGTAGTAGCCACCGGTGCCATCGGGGATCTGAGCTGTGGCGTCGAAGTAGTCCTCGTCTTCAGAGCCCTCTTCCCAGCCTGGCTCCTGTAGGAAGCGGTCCGGCAGGTCTCTGAACACAGCGTCTTCCCAGTACTCACCCAGTTGGTTCTGCAGGGTGCTGTCGTCATCGTCATGCGGGTAGAAGAACGTGCCACGATCCGCCAGCAGCAGGGAGTGATCCCCATCGAAGCTCGGGTCCTGGTGCAGGAACAGTCCGAACACCGGGTCACGCAGCGGCTTCCAGTTCTCGTTCTCCTCCAGATCGAGGTCTGGCTGCTGCTCCCTGAGTTCGGCCATCGAAGGGAACTTGATCCGGTTGCTCAGCGAAGGGCCCTTCAGGGAGACACCCTTCAGGGAGGTCTGCTTGAGCGCGGGCTTGCTGAGCTCTGGGGACTGTAGCTGCAGCGTTGGATTCTGCAGAGAGACCGGCTTGAGGCTGACCAGCGAGGGTGGCTTGGCCAGCTCCACTGGCTTGAGGGTGGCTCCGAAGCGCGTGAAGATCTGGTCCAGAGTGAGCACGTCCTCCGGCTCCCCCTCGGTCACCTCGGGCAGCGTCGTGGGCTCCGGCTCCTTGTAGGCCACCTGACGCAGCCTGCGCTGCTCGGTAGTGGCGAACTTGCCCGAGCGGTCCCGGTCGTACGGGTCTCCCGCACGAGCCTTGGACACCACGCCCCAGACGCTCTTGGCCAGTTCGAGCTCGCGCGGTGCCATCTCCTCCAGGTACTCACCAGAGTCGAAGACCTGCACAGCGCCACGCAGCACGATGTTGCACCGGCAGCGTGGGTGCAGCGACGGTGCCCAGACCTCGCCCTGTGCGGTAGAGAACTTGGCGTCCAGCGGCACCTGAACCATGTGCAGCGGGGCGCACACCGGGCAGGTGCGCTCGTCCTTGGCAGTGACCCACATCTTGGTGGCGTCCTTGGGCAGCTGACCCTCCTGCTGCATGTAGAGCCAGACGATGGACTTGGCGGCGTTCTTCACCGCGTAGGCCTCGGTCTGCCCGATGTTCCTGGCCCGGTCCGCCAGGGCTCGCGCCACGATGGAGTCTGCTCGGTCCTTGATCGGGTTGCGCCCGGGCTGGCTGGAGAGCATCCGCTCAGGCTCCTGCAGCCAGACGTTCACCAGCGCGTTCATCGTGCGCGGGGGAACCCCGAAGGCGTCGATGACGTTGTCGATCACCTTGCGCTGGGTGACGCGCCGGTTGATCTGGCCCTGCACGCCCTGCACCATCGCCTCACTACTGGTCTCGTGCAGACTCTCCGCCAGGTCCAGGGCGTACTGCTCTGCAGCGATCTGCACCCAGCCCTGGGAGTAGTTCCCGGTACCCAGCTCCAGCAGCCCTTGTCGGTAGCCCGAGATGATCGCCGGTGCCATGGTCCAGGCGAGCCGCGCCCAGCCAGTAGTGAAGATCTTGGAGTTCAGCTCGTACAGCGAGTGCTGGGTCAGTGGACGATCCCGGGCCGCAGCCTCCTCCGTCAGCCGACGACGCATGTAGAGCCGGTAGAGGAAGAAGGCAGCAGCCAGCGCGCCACCCACCTTCTTCAGGGTGTCCGCGCGCGCGCCATCTACCCGGATGGACTCAGCGAGCCGCTCCTCGTTGTCGGTGAAGACGTCGAAGAGTGGATCGACGGCCTCGACGCTCACCAGGGCTCATCGATGTCCGGGAAGACGACCTTGAGCAGCCCCTGCCGCGTGGGGTCGTTCTCGTTGAGTGCCTGGGCGAGCTTGCGTGCCTCCCCGATCTGACCCTTCTGCATGAGCAGCGCCATCTTGTGCCAGTCGTCCTGCTCGGGCGGGTCTTCGATCTCCTTGGCAGCGTTCTTCAGCATGTCCGCCGCCTCAGGCGCAGACAGCGTCTTGGGCAGCTGCTTGGGCACAGGCACGGGCGGTGCCACCCCTGCGCCGTACTCAGCAGGCACCCCGTTGACGATGAGCCGACGAATACGCTCGGCGGCCTCGGCCTTGGCAGCCCACTTAGCTGCCTCCTTGGCCGGGTCGTCGGAGTTCTCGATGTGCCGGATCTGCGATCCCTCCCAGCCCTCCGGCGCACCGATCTCGACAGCGAGCTGAGCCAGCTCGTGCTTGCCACGGTCCCCGAGAGTGCCCTGGCTCAGCACGTTGGCCATGATGCCCGACGACACAGCGATGGATGCCAGCTGACCGTCGTTGAGCTTCTCCGGGTCGGTGATGCCACCTGTGCGCAGGGTGGCCAGGTGCTTGTTCATCTCCTTCGTCACGGTGCTGCCCTGCGCACCGATCTGGTAGGCGGGCTCGGAGAAGGAGTACGGCGACGCGCCCTTGGTACCCAGGTGCTCCCTGGTCCAGGGGATGCCACCGCTACGACCGGACTCCGTCTTCAGCGCGCGCACCGCAGCCTCGTTGGCCTGCGCGAACGATGCCGTATCGGGCTGCTTGGCGATGCCCTCGTGCACTGCCAGCAGGGCGGTCTCCAGATCCTTGCGGGTAGCCGGGTCGGCGTAGACAGCGTCGTAGTCACTCACCGCTCGCGCGATGATCGGGTGAGCACCGTTGAGGTTCACCCCGCTGTACGCGGTGAGCACGCTCTGCAGCGCCTGCTTGTGGCTGCGCTCGACCTGGATCTTGGCGCGCTCCTGGCGAGCCTGCTGCAGAGCAGAGCCAGCCCTGGCCTCCGGGACCTTGGTCTGCCCACCCTCGACCGGGCGCAGACCGCCACGCAGCGGGTTGTGCTCCCAGTTCTGGTAGTTGGTGGTGGAGGCGTTCTGCTTGCCGGTACCCGCGATGGTGGTGTCGTAGTAGCCCTCCTTGACGTCATCCGGGCGGTTGTGCCGCGCCTTGACGTAGCCCGAGTCGGTAGCAGTGGTGAACTGCTTGAGCCGACCCTGCCGGTCCGGGATGCCGCCCTGGAAGCCCTTGTCCGAACGCTCCCCGTCGTGACCCATCGCCTGGCGCTTGGTCATGAAGGAGACGGACTTGATGTAGTACGGGTACTGCTCCTTGAGCGACTCCATCGCCGCTGCGTAGCCCTCACCGTCGAGCTGGTACATCCGGGTGCGCTTGGCCTCGGTGGCATCGTCGATCAGATCCTGACGGACCCGGTTGACGTCCCGAGCACCTCGATCCCCTGCCCCTGCCATGGCCCCAGCCTGGGCGTCGATCAGCTTCAGCTCGCGCTCCGACAGGGAGGTGTCGCTGCGCTGCTCCTTGATCCGGCTGGTGATCTCCTCTTCGATCTCTCGACGAGGCATCCCCGCGTACTCTGCCTCCACCTCGGAACGGACGTAGGCCTTCTCCTCCGGGGACAGCGGCTCGCGCTCGATCTCCCCGTGCTTGATGGCGTCCAGCGTCTTGGCGTAGCGGTCGACCATGCCAGCGGCCTTGTCGTTGAACCGGCGCACGCCACGGAAGTCGTCCTCGAACTCGATGGTGAACACACCAGAGTTGGACACCACGGTGACCTCACGAGCACCAGAGACCAGGCCGGTGTAGATGTCCTCGGTGCTCAGCCCGCCCTTGGTGCGTGTGCGCACGTAGGTGCCGTCCTTGAGGTCGGACAGGTTCTTGAGGTTGAACGGCAGGTAGTGGTCCTCCGCGAAGCCGATGGCCTGGTGGCTGACCTTGCCGTCCCGGTCGACGATGACGCCCTCGGACGGCGGGATCTTGCCCGACTTGGTCTGGATCTCTGCCAGCCGCAGTGAAGGCAGCCGACGTCCCAGGTAGGTGGTGGCAGCCGTCACCGAAGCGTTGATCTTCTGCTCGGGGCTCACCCCGGCAGCCGGACCCAGCGCACGGCGTGCAGCGATCTGCTGCACAGACAGATCGCTCTCCGGCACAGCGAAGGCCTTGACCCGGTCGTTGCGCATGCCGATCAGCTCAGAGTCCGGAGTGCGCTCGGTACCCCGGTAGCGGTAGGCAGTCTTGCGCGCGTGCGGGCCGATGACCTTCTCGGCCTCAGGACCGTACCGGCCGACGAACTCACCGAACTTGGCAGCCGTGGCCACCTTGCCCATGCCAGGCAGAGGGACTCCACCAGGACCGGTGGTCACGTCACCGAGCAGCTGGGAACCGCTCTGGATGCGCCGGTAGGTGCGGTCGTTGGTCCCCGGAGTGTCCCGGCCTGCGTCGAGCCAGCTGTTGGAGAACTGCGAGGCCTGCGCCCCGCGAGAGTTCAGTGTGGCGACCAGGTTGAAGTACGCCTTCTGCTCCGCAGCAGAGAGCTTGCGTGCCTTGCGCTGCAGCTTCTTGCCATGCCGAGACTCAGTCCTAGAGAACTGCCCATGCGCGTCACGAGGACGATTTGGGTCGAAGGCCTTGGAGACGTCCACGACGACGTCCACCGGGGAGAGCCTTCCCTTGGAGACCACTCGGTCCGCTGCGTACAGCAGCGACTTCTGGATCTCCATCACGTGCGCGTCGATGGTGCGCTGGTTGTTGGCGATGTCCTCCAGCAGGACCGCACGAGTGACGTGCTTGACGAACTCCTGTGCCTCGCCCTCGTCCATCTTCATCACGAGGTCGCGTGCCCAGGCAGCCGCGCGCTCGTTGTAGAACCGGTCCATGAGCACCTCCGCACCCATCATCCCGGTGGAGTCCAGTGATCAGTTCCAACCGGAGCTAGTACTGCCGTCCACCGTGCCAGTCCAGATCCATCCAGGGGAGCGCCCATCACGGTAGTTCAGCGTGGGCACGGTGTCGGTGATGAACATGGCGACCTCGTCCACGTACAGCACGTTGCCGTTGATGGTGCTGCCGTTGATCACGTGCAGACCGATGGCTTGCTGACCGGGAGTGCCGTTGAGCTGCTGGCCGTAGCAGAGGTAGGTGTGCCACTGCCCATCACCGGTGGTGGAGATGGCGAGCCCGCCGATCATGCTCGACCCAGACGTAGCACGCACACCTGCCGACCAGCCGATGCCAGTAGCCGCCTTGGCCTTGAACGTGATGCCGAAGTACTTGCCATCCGGGATAGCAGGCAGCGTGGGCGTCATGATCAGCCCGGTGGCACCTTGCGTCTGAGTGCGGATGAAGGCACAGGCGTAGTTGCCGGTGCTACCCGGCGCCTTGTCCACGCCGGTGTACCAGAGGATGCCGTAGGTGCCGAAGTACGCCGTGACGGTGGGGATCGAGTAGCTACGCACGGTGGACGTCGTGGCGTCTGCGGTACCCGTCCACCCAGCACTGATCTGCGGGTCGTAGGAGTAGGACGCTGAAGCGTTGGCGGAGACGCCCCAGGCCACGTCGATGCCGTTGTTGACGATGTAGGACTGCGAGACGTTGGCCGAGCCAGTCCAGACCCCCAGGTTCCCTGGGGTGGGGTTGGACCCGTCGAAGTAGGTGCGCTCGGGGAACACCGTGGTACCAGGCGGGAAGATCTCGTAGACCGCAGAGTCCACCCAGAAGACGGCGTCGGCTGGCAGCACGCCACCGGCCACGCTCTCCATCAGGATCTCGACGCCGAGGGTCGTAGCCATGTCGGCCGACACCGCTGCGTACGGATCGATGTCGATGACCTGCCAGTCCCCAGTAGCCACAGGAGCCTGGAAGGCACGCTGAGTGATGCCCGCGTTGTACTTGTAGCCGATCCGGAACTTGATCCCTTGGGTGCCCTTGATCACCACGGTGGCACGGCGGATCTCTCCGACGACCTGCGGGAAGGGGATGCCCGTCATGGAGACGCCGGTCTGTGCACGCCCCGCATCGAACTGAGCCTGGGTGTTGGCGACCTTCTGAGAACCGACGCCTCGGTAGTGCTCAGTGAAGTCCACGCTCCTGAGCGGAGACCAGAACGATCCCCAGCCAGTGGCGTACGAGGTGTCCATGCTGGGGTTTGCGCAGTAGTTGCGGCGCACCTCGGGCTTGTTCGTGCCGTCGAAGTAGGCGTTGAGGGTGGGACTCTCCTCGAACAGCACGCCATCCACGTAGGTCACGTAGGACTGGTCCGTACCTGATCCGGCACAGCCGATGCCGATCACCACACCGGTGGCATTGGTCGGGATGGTGAACGTGTGGCTGAGCCGCTGCACACCGGTGAAGTTGTGCCCCTGCGGCCCGAACGCCTCGGTGAAGGCCACTCCGTTGGTCGAGTAGAAGTACAGGATGCGCTTCTGGCGAGAGCTGGCTGTAGTGCTCAGCCCGGTCAGCGCCACAGGTGTGTTGATGTATGCGCTGACGGTGTACGTCCCACCCGGTCGCATGCCCTGAGGGAAGGCGGTGGCGCTGCCTGTGTTGTACCGCAGGTCACCGGAAGTAGACGTGCTCGTCCCGGCAGTCGTAGTCACCTTCATGCTGTTGGAGCCACTGAATGACCACGCAGTGTCGCGGCCAATCGACTGGATGTTGCCCACTGTCGTCCAGTTGGGCGTGCCAGTGATCTCGAAGTTCGGGTTGACGCACCAGTTGGTGCGCAGCGGCCAGCGCACAGACCCGTCGTAGTAGTCGAACACGTAGCCGGTGGGCTGGTTGCGCCACACCGACGTGGAGTTGAACGGCGTCCCCGTCCAGGCGAACTCGTTGCTCGCTGCAGAAGCGTTGTTGTACCCATCGAAGTAGGCCACCAGCGTGGTGGACTGTTGCACCTCAGCACAGGTCGCTCCGATGTAGCCACCCACCGGGAACGCGCCTACTGCCACGCTGTGGCGTACAGCGAGGCTGACATAGGCCGAACCTGCCGGGGCCACGATGTTGGTGGCGGTGAGTCGCTGCCACGCGTCCGCGACGTTCTGCACGAAGGTCGACGAACCAGAGGAGATCGATGCTCCGGCTGCGTCGAACCAGTTGTACTCCAGCCGCATGGTGGTGGCCGAGACGACGGTGGACACCGCGTAGATGGCGAACGAGTAGGCCAGACCCGCAGTGACCGATGACTTGCCGGTGGTCCCGACGCTGGTCACGTTCGCGTTGATGCCCACCGGTGAGCCGGTGTTGGTCACCGTGCAGGTGGCCTTGAACCAGGGAGTCGTTGTACCGAACGGCAGCGCACCGGTGGTCGTACCCATGGTGACCTCACGGGTAGTGGTGAACGTGCCACCTCCAGCCTGCGGACCCCAGTTAGTGGTGTTGCGACCCAGCGAGGGGTTCTGGTGCAGGTTGGTCCGGGTCACTGCACCGACTGTGTTGCCGCCCTCCACCAGCAGGCACGCGACATCCACGGTGCATCCGATGGGCGGGATCTCCGGCCCGTTGAGATCCAGGATGAAGTTGGCGTACGTCGCTCCCGTAGGCGGACAGGTCGTCACGATGGAGAACCGCTGCCAGACATTCGCCGCCAGGGTTCCAGTGGTGAAGTCAGAACGCTGGAACACACCTGTGGCATCTGCCCACCACGCCATCCAGCCCACGTTCGTACGCGCGATGCTCGACCTGATGTAGCCGGAGACGGTGTACACCTGGCCAGCCGTGAAGCCAGTCCAGGCGTTGGTGGTCAGCCCGGTGTTCCCTGTGTTGGCGGTAGGAGCTGTGGTCCAGGTCTTGCGCGCGTAGGTCGTGACGCCCGGAAGCGGACCATCCAGAGCGCCGGTGACGTTGGTGTGCGTCCCCGCACCACCACCACCGAACCAGCGCGAGTTGCTCCAGCCCAGGTTGGTGCCCTGCGCAGTGACGTAGGCGAGCCCCTTGGAGTGCGTAGCCAGGTTGAGGCGCAGCGTGCCAGGCGAGGCAGAGCGCGACTCGAAGCTCGGGTTGGTGGCCAGGTTGACCTTCTCGGCAGCGATCAGCGTGTTGCCCCGGTAGACCTTCTTCACGTAGACGGTGCCCCACTTGGCACCCAAGGCGGTATTGAGAACCGGCATCGTTACCCCGTGATGACGTAGAGCGTGGTCGGGTCCTTGGTAGCGATGGCGTCGTAGGCCACCTGGGTGCCTGCCCACCACTTCGGCACCGCAGCAGCAGTGGCGGCAGCGGCGGAGGCTGACCCTGCTGCTGCGGTGGCTGAGGCGGCTGCAGCGGTAGCAGAAGCTGCAGCGGCTGCTGTGTTGCCCGTGGTGGTGGTGTAGATGATCGGCGGGACGGGCACGGCCGGGATCAGCGAGGACAGGTCGGTGACCGCAGGACTGGCCAGCACGTCGAAGACGATGTCGTCCGGCTGCTTCAGCACCCTGTCCAGCAGGAACGTAGCTCGGTACTGGATCGTCACAGGTGCACCGTGCGGCTGGCTGCTGGCTAGCAGCCACACCCCATCAGGATCAGGAGCGATGCCCTCAGGCTCTGAGTCCGGTCCGTAGATCAGCCCGTTGTAGACCTGGCACTTGAAGGTGTCCACGAAGGTCATCTGCGAGGGGATGGTGTCCCAGATCACCTGCTCGACCAGCGGCTCGATGGTGATCTGCCCCGTCAGGGGGATCTCATCCGGCTCGGTTCCGGGGTCGTCAGAGTCCGGCCCGGTGATCGACCAGAACCCGATCACCTTGCCGTACTGCGCTACATCCGGAGCATCGGCCATGGCTTCATCGTCCTTCTACTGTCACGTCTTGATGATGGATCGCATCGTGTTGTACGGGATACGTCGGGCATCCAGCCACCCTGAAGGTGCACCTGCCTGAGGAGTCGAGACGGTCGCGGTCGACCCACCGTTGCGGCAGAGCATGATGCGCAGCTGCGTGGAGACCGTCACGGTGATGATCACTGGACGGGTACGGGACAGGTAGGCCGCTGGCGCGACACCCACGATGTTCACGTCCCCTCGGGTGTTGGCTACCTCGGCGCTGGTGGTGACGTTGTACACCGCAGCGCTCTGCGAGTCCGTCACGTTGCTCATGCCGATGATGCCCCCGGTGACGTCCCAGGTACCCGGCAGCAGGGTGAGGGTGAAGCCGGTGTAGATCACATCGGCACCGGCTGTGCCGGTCTGCCCCGTGTTGGCTGATCCCTTGAGCTCTGTCCCGCTGGGGATGTTGGGCAGGTTGAACGTGGTGGTGCCGTTGCCAGTCCCGAAGTTCGTACCGATGACGTTGTACAGCGCGGCGTAGGTGGTGCGGGAGACAGCCGAGCCATCACACATCAGCCAGCCCAGTGGCGGCCAGATCGGCTGCCACTGCACGACACCACCGGTGGGCACCCTGGCCAGCGCCGCTGCGCCACCCTGCAGTGGAGTCCACTGGTCCGCGGTGATGGTGGACGAAGTCGAGGCGTGCGCGGTGCCGTTCCAGACGTTCGGAGAGATCGACCCATCGAAGTACGCGCCGACCGTGGGGTTGATCTCCACCATCACGGCGTCGATGTCCACGATCTGCCCAGCTGTGGCGCTGGGCACCGCGATCTCCACAGACAGGTTGGAGGTGTTCGCCGGGATGGTCGAGGTCCAGGTCACTCGCTGCCAGGACGTGGTCAGCGTCACGGCGGTGCCGTAGTTGGGGACGTGCCCACCGTTGATCTGGCCGGAGTCTGCGCCGATGGCTACCCCGAGCCCAGCGGTGCCCTTCACATAGGCCGAGTAGGTAGCCACGGTCGGCCCCACGATCTCGATGGGCAGGATGGCGCCTACCAGAGTGACGTCGAAGCCAGTAGTGCCCAGGGTCCAGCGCATGAAGGACGAGCCGGAGTACCCACCAGTGGTCTGTCGAGCGATTGTGCCGTTACTCACAGACCAGTTGGTCAGGTCCACCTCGAAGGTGGGGTTGAACACCAGGTTGGTGCGTGGGGTAGCGATGTACGGCTTGTCGTAGTCGTCACTGTCGTACCAGAGCGCGCCCAGGGTCAGTGAGCCCGGTGCAGCAGGCTGGTAGGACGCAGCACTGCCACCACCAGGGCCTGTCGGTCCCTGTGGACCAGTAGCACCGGTGTCGCCCTTGGGGCCCTTGATGTTGCCCCGGTTGGTCCAGGTAGAGGTGCCCGTCTTCTCGTACACATCCCCGGCGAGCAGGTCGACGTAGAAGTCGCCCACGGCACCCGCTACAGGGTTCGGGGTGCCGTTGCCACTCAGCCACTTGGTCGATGCACCAGCAGGGCCCGTTGAGCCCGTAGGACCGGTGAGACCGGTCACACCCTGAGGCCCACGGATGTTGCCACGCGCGATCCAGGATGACGTACCGGTCTTCTCGTAGAAGTCCCCGTTGGAGGAATCCAGGTACCAGTCACCGACGATGCTGCCCGCGAGCGACCCTGCGGGAGCACCTGTGCCGGTGAACCACTTCTCCCCGGGGGTTCCGGCTGCGCCGGTGCTACCTGTGGCACCTGTGGCACCTGTCGTGCCCTGGATACCTTGTGTGCCCTGAGCACCCTGGGGACCAGTGATGTTGTTGCGCAGCGTCCAGGAGGATGTCCCGGTCTTCTCGTAGACATCACCGTTGGCGGTGTTGAGGTACCAGTCCCCGACGATGGTGCCTGCCAGTGACCCCGAGGGAACGCCTGATCCTGAGTACCACTTGGACCCCGGAGCGCCTGCTGCACCAGTCGAACCTGTAGGGCCCTGTGCGCCGGTCGTACCTGTCGCACCCGTCGCGCCCTTGAGGCTGCCACGCGAGAACCAGGCGGTCGGAGAGGTCGCGGTGTAGTAGGTGCCGCTGGCCGAGTCCAGGTAGTAGTCGCCAGTCTTGACGCCAGGGATGCTGGCACCAGGCGCGCCCGAGGCGGTGAACCAGGTGCTGCCATCGACACCTGCTGCACCAGTGGGACCGGTAGGGCCAGCAGCACCAGTGGCACCAGTCGTACCTGCAGGGCCTGTCGGGCCCGTGCTACCCGTAGGACCTGTCGGGCCCTGTGAACCAGTAGCGCCCGTCGTGCCCTGTGGTCCCTGGCTACCTGTTGCTCCGGTAGGGCCCTTGATGTTGCCCCGGGAGAGCCAGGTGTTGGGAGCGGTAGCAGTGTAGACATCACCGTTGCTGAGGTTGAGGTAGAGGTCGTTCGCCTTGGAGTTGGGGATGACCCCGGGTACGCCAGTGGCGGTGTACCAGGTAGCTCCGTCAGCACCGGCCGCACCAGTAGCACCCGTTGAACCAGCAGGTCCGGTGAGGTTGTCTCGCAGGGTCCAGGCCGAGGCGCCGGTCTTCTCGTACACGTCGCCATTGGCGTCGTTGAGATACCAGTCGCCCACGATGCTGCCAGCCAGGGAGCCAGCTGGGACACCAGTGCCCGAGAACCACTTCTCACCAGGCGTACCTGCCGGACCCGTAGAACCAGTAGGACCAGCAGCGCCTGTAGCACCGGTCGCACCGGTGTCACCCTTCACACCCTGTGGACCTGTGCTGCCCGTTGCACCCGCAGGTCCCTGGGCACCTGTAGCACCTGCAGTACCAGCGGTGCCCTGGGGGCCTTGGGCACCGGTGAGGCCCTGCGGCCCCATGATGTTGCCGGTCTTGGCGAAGATGTTGAAGCCGGTGGCGTTGTAGACGTCGCCGTTGGTGGTGTTCAGGTACTGGTCGGCTGGCCTGGAGGTAGGCACGTTGGGTGCACCCGCGCCGGAGAACCAGGTGCTGCCTGCAGTGCCCTGCGGACCCTGTGCACCTCTGATGCTGTAGCGCAGGGTCCAGGTGACCGCATCGGTCTTCTCGTAGACGTCCCCGAGGCTGCTCAGGTAGAAGTCGCCCGTGATGCCCAGCCCTGAGGCAGGTGCACCTGTGCCCTGGTACCACTTGCTGCCCGGAACACCCGTAGGGCCAGCAGGACCTGTAGCGCCTGTGCTACCCGCAGCACCAGGCGTACCCGGTGAACCTGTAGCGCCAGTGCTACCTGTAGCTCCGGTCGGACCCTGTGGTCCAGTCGATCCAGTAGGTCCGGTAGCACCTGTCGGACCGGTAGCTCCGAGGTCGCCCTTGGGGCCAGGAAGCCCCTGCGCACCCTCCTGGGCAAGCATGCCCCAGTAGGTGTCGCTGGTGCCCTCAGGAGGCGCGTGGCCGCTGCCTGCGACCAGTGCGATGTAGGACGACGACGGCGGGTTGGCCATGTTCAGCACAGAGGTGGAGGCCAGTGCTGTGCCGGTCCAGGCGTAGTCGTAGCCCGGGGTATCGGGCGTCCCACCATCGAAGTAGGCGCCCAGCGGCCAGGTACCCGTAGGCACCTGCTCCAGGAAGGCCTCGGTGATGTCGAACGTGCAGGAGGCATCGATGGTGATGCCCGAGCTGATGACGATGGCGAAGGGGAGCTGACCAGAAGCTGCGGTCACTGCGGTGGTGATGTTGGACAGCCTGGTCCAGGTGTTGGGCACCAGGGTCACGGTGGCTGAGGTGTAGTTCGTGGGAGAGGCGTACAGCGTGGTGTAGACCGGGAAGGCCTTGTTAGACCGCACCCACACGCTGGCTTGGTAGAACTTCCCCGCTGTCGTTGTAGGCGAGTCGTTCAGGCGACGGAACGTGTCCTGGCTGCCATAGCCCGGTACCCCGGTGAAGTGGCTACCACCAGGCAACCCATCTGGCCCGAAGTCGAGCGTGCCGTACACCCAGGCATCAGGGGGACCGAACTGGTTGGACGCTGGTGTCCAGGCGGTGTTGCTACGGGGCAGGGTGAACAGGTTGGTGCGCTGCACACCAGGGCCTGCGTAACTGACTGCGTCGTTGACTGCATAGGTCGTAGCTGCCGACCAGACGCCCTTCCAGTTCAGCCCTGCCCCTGCAGCCCCGCCCCCGTGGGCGTCGACGTAGGCCTTGTTGGCTAGGTGCTGGGGCAGCGTAGGTGCAGGCGCGCCGATGTTCCCGTCAATGTCACGGGTGACGTTGCGGTCACTGGCAAAGGCCATCAGATCTCCGTGGTCTTCTTGCGCTTGACCTTCTTCAGGCGTCCTGGCCCACGCATCGTCCCACTGCCCATCACGTGCAGGGCAGAGGAGTCCGGGGACATCTTCTTCACGTTCTTCTTCTTCTTGCGCTTGTCCCAGGCATCGGCTCCTGCGGAGCCTCCCACTGCCACTGTGGGAACTGCTACCACAGCGTGCCGTGCAGCACGGCTATCCGAGAACGTCGGGGCCACCTTCCCCTTCTTGTGCGCGTAGCTGCTCATCAGGTAGTCGTTGTCGGCGTCCGTGTAGGAGAACGCACGCGTTCGCATGGCGGTGCGGAACGACACCTTCTCCTCTGCGCCAGTAGCCCGCTTGAGGTTGGAGGCATCCCCGGTCGGACGAGGTGACTTCCAGGTCTCGGGTCTCGACGTCCTGCGAGTGAATCTGTCGCCGTGGCCCGTGCGCTTGGACGAGTGCGCGAACTGATTGGTCTTCAGTGAGCGCATGGACTGCCGCAGCGCCTCTTCACCGATGCCCGAGCCAGGACGAAGGTGAGATGCGTAGTGGATCTGGCTGGTCTTCTTGCCCTCGCCGTGCAGATTGCGCGTCGTGGTGAAGTGCCCCACCTTCACGCCCTTGGTGTCGTACACGTGGGTGACAGCACGACGTGCGAGACGTGGCTTGGTCGCATCTTCCAGGTTCAGCCGAGGCAGCGTGTTCTTGGTCGTGTGGTAGATGTACTCCCCCACCTTGACCACACGCTTGGACACGACATGCTCGATGCCCCAGGCGCTCTTCACGATGGGCTTGGGCGGTTGCTGTCCAGTGGCCCTGGCCATACGCACACGCATGGCGTGGTGCTCCTCAGGGGTCATCTTCTTGATCTTGGGTCCGCCAGCCTTGAGCTTGGGGACGATCACCTTCCTGCTGAGCCCACCAGAGCCGATGCCACCAGGCATGGACTTCTTCACCTTGGTGCCGTACTCGGCATCCCAGCGCGCAGCGATCTCTGGATGCTTGGCGTGCATCAGACGTCTCTGCTTCTCGGACTTGTACGGCATCACTTACCCCCGCGCGCTACCCGCTTGCCCTGCTTGCTGCCATGGAAGAACCCAGCGTTCTTCACAGCCTTGCGTGCAGCCTGGCTACGCCCTGCAGCATCAGGCACCCCGAAGGTCTGCACTGGGTTGCGGGCGCGGGCAAGCACGTGACCAGTAGAGGCGGCCTCCTGTGGGCCGATCCACCGCTTGACGATCTCGTGCTCCACACCCCATGCGCTGGGCATCAGGTCACGTGCCTACGCGTGTTGAGGTAACCCGCTTCCTTGCGACCCGCGCCACTGGGCATCGGGTGGTTGAAGTTGGTGCGTCCCGTGGTGCCCAGGCTCGGCAGCGGTCCCCTCGGGGTGGGCACGTGAGGGGCCAGGAAGCTGGCGTTCGGAGACGATGCCACCGGCTTCTTCGGCTGCATGCGCACCTCCTTCTTGGCGGCCCTCAGCGCGCCTCCTGGCAGCTTGCGCGACAGCCCGGTGACCACCGAGCCGAAGCCCTTCTCGACCTCGTCGCCGTGGTCTACTCCCCATGCACTAGGCATCAGGTCCCTCCTCCAGATCCTTAGGTGGCGGGGGATAGGCCTTGGCCACTCCCTGTCCTCCGATGTAGCCCACGATGGCCCCGGTGAGCATCAGGAACGCATTGCTGATCAGTTCCACGATGGGGGTGATGTCAATGCCCGGTGGACCGAAGATCGCAGCGACGAACATGCCGATCACCAGGGTGATGGCCAGGAAGCCCACCAGCACGGTGACGAACAGCAGCACCTTGTCTGGGGTGGGCAGATCCCTGTTCGCCCGCATGATCCGGTTGACCATCAGAGCATCAGACCACTGGCCTGCAGCTTGGCCAGCAGGGCGTTGAAGTCGGCCTTGAGGATCGTCACAGAGGGCGCTGTGCTGTCGTCCTGGTGCTCCATAGGAGTGAAGGTCGAGCCATCTGCACCATCAGCGCCTGCAGGACCAGCAGGACCTTCGGGACCAGGAACACCCTCATCCTCAGCGTTGAGCACATCGATGATCTCGTTGATCTTGATCTTCAGCCGGTAGTCACCGTGGGCTTCGTTGAGCGACTCGATAGGCATCTACTTCCCCTTCGGCTTGAAGAACGACCCGACCCGCTGTGCGTGCTTGCCCTTGGCGCTACGCATGCCCTCTGCGCGCTGGGCAGTGCGGTAGGCCTTGGGAGCGGACTGATTCATCGCCTCGTCCACGAAGAAGGGTGAGTGCGAGCTCAGCCCCTCTGCATGGACACTCTTGGCACCGATGCGCGGGAACGAAGCCTTGGACACATCACCGTCGTCTACACCCCAGGCTGAAATCACTTCTTCCTCCCCGCAGCGATCTTGTCCTGAGTGGCCCTGAACTCTGTGCTGAAGGGCGAGTTCGGCTGCGTACGTGCCTGGTGCACGTAGCTGCTGTGTGCCTTCTGCGAGCCTGCGTAGTGATGTCCTGCAGCCATCTCTGCACGTGCTTCCTCACGGGCGCTCTTGGCAGGGTCACTGTGAATCTGCTTGAGCCGCCAGGCTGACCTCTTGGGATCGGCATGGGCACGCTCGTGAGCGATGGTCTCGATCTTCAGCTGACCCTTGAGCGAGGGGTTGACGGCCCACTCGTTCGGGGTGCGCTTGCCCCCATGTGCACGTGATGCGCCCAGGACGTGATCGCCTGACGTGAGCGCAGAGGTGTTGCGTCCACGGTCGATGCTCACAGGTGCGCGCTTCATGTAGCGGCCACCAGCCTTGCGCCAGTGCTGGTGCTTGTACGCGACGGCGTACAGCTCCTTCTTGGGCACCGTGGATGCCGAGACGAACCCCTTGCCTGGGATGTAGGACTTGCTCACCCCAGACTCCACACCCCAGGCGCTCATCACTTCTTGGCCTTCGACTTGGGCGGGGGCTTCTTCGCAGCAGCCTTGGCCTTCTGCTCAGCACCCTTCTGCTTGAGCTTCTCCAGGGCGAGCTGACGCTGGTGGGCACGCTGGGCCAGCACGTCATCACGCGTAGCGCCCTTGGACTTGATCTTGTCCATCTCCTTGGCGCGGGCGTGCTCCTTGGTGGCCCGATCCTCATCGATGGCTGCAGTAGCCCCGTGCTCTCCTACGGGATCGCCCTTGGCAGCCATCTGCTGCTGCTGCATGGTGGTCAGTTCCTTCTCCTTGGCCCCAGCCACTGCAGGGTCTTCGTCTGCCATGGCCTGGCCCTTGTACTGAGCCACCTGCTCCTGAGCGGACATCTCCTCGTTGGGCTGGGCTGCAGACATCTGAGCCTGCTCGGGGGAGAAGCCACGGCCGATCAGCTCGGCCTTCTGCTTCATGCCCATGAACTGCATCTGCTGGTCCGCAGCGGTCATCACGTTGTGCTGCAGGGCCATCTGGCGACGCATCTCCAGCACCTCGTCAGGCAGCTCAGGCAGGTGTGCTGTCTCGCGCAGGAACTTCTCCAGCTCGGGGTCAGGGAACCACTCCATGCCCAGGCCACCCATGGACGTCATGAAGCCCGCCAGCTGGGTCAGGTCAGGGGGATCGACGTTGTTGGGCACGATCTTGGGCAGCTCATCCATCTTCCAGGCGTTCAGCTCGAACAGCCGAGGGATGGCATGACGGTTGAACACGTCCGCGATGGACTGAGCGATGGAGTTCAGGGCTGCACGGAAGATGCCGGTCTTGTCCACGTGCAGGGCATAGGAGCCTGTGCCCTCGTGGCCCACCATGATGAAGTCGGCCAGCACGGTCATCAGGATGCGCTGCTCGTAGCGCTGGATGATCCCTGAGGTGTCGAACTGCCTAGAGCCCCCTGCAGACATCAGCTCGAACTCGAACAGGGGCTGCTTGGTGTCCTTGTCGTACATGGCAGGCAGCACGATGCCCTCGTGCTCATCCCGACGAACGTTGCTCACGAGCTTCTTGAAGGACGCGTAGACCTTGGCCTTGTCGCTGTTCGGGCTCTTCTGTGCGGCCTCCATGTACTCCACGGGCACCTTGGCCACAGGCATGCCTGCCAGGTCACGCTCCACGCCGATGGCCTCGAACTCCTCCAGGCGCTTCTTGAAGAACCAGGGCCGGTAGCTGTTGCGCAGCATGGACTGGCCCTCAGGGTTGTTCTTCACCGTGGAGAACCGGAACAGCAGCGACTTCTCGATGGGGATCAGCACGCTCTGGTACATGGGAGGTGCGAGCTGCACCATGCCCTTGATGCCTCCATCGGCATCGAACATCCAGCGCTGCCAGGTCTCTTGGGCTCTGATGGGGATCTTGCGCCAGCCGATCAGGCCATCGTCGTACTTGGACTTCTTCTTAGGGTCCTTCTCCCAGGGCCCGATGCGCTTCTTGTAGACGACCTCGTGCCAGCTCCACCCATAGACCAGATCAGTGAGGATGTCGCTGATCATGTCGTCCCAGGTGTGCGACATGTCGTCCATGCAGGACTCGATGAAGTCTGAGGCCTTCGTACTGTCCGGGGTGTTGTCAGGCGCCTCTACCCGCCACGTGACGGCCCTCAGGAGCTGGTTGATGGTGAACAGCAGCGAGCCCACGGTGGGGTCGTTCATGGACATCTCGCGGTACACCTGGATGGCCTTGCGACCACGCAGTGCAGGCAGGAACTCTTCGTCCACCACACCTGCGGCGTGCTTGAGCCCAGAGGCACCCATCTCGCTCAGGGGAGAGGCCTTCTTCGCCGTAGTCAGGTCAGGAACGACGACCTCGTCGTACAGGCTCAGATCGTTGGGGATCGTGGGCATCATGCTCCCTTCCAATGCCCATCATGACGTCCTCGTCCATGCATCCCGGACAGCACAACGCCCCTACCCTGCATCTCACCGGGAGGGGCGTTGCGACGAGCAAGACCTCTAGCAGAACGAGCCTAGCTCCAGCCATGAAGCCTGTTCAGGCTACAGGGGGTTCACCACAGGGGGCTCGCCCTCGACAGGGATCTCGTTGGGCAGGGTGTTGTCCGGGTGAGCACCAGAGTCCACAGGAGTGCTCGGGTCTGCGCCCAGGCCGTTGAGCTCGTCCACCTGTGCACGAATGGCAGCGGTAGCAGCCTTGGCGTCCTCCAGGGCAGCAGCAGCCTCTGCGTCATCAGCCAGGGCTGCGGAGAGGGCCTCTTCGAGGGTGCCGTTGGCAGCCTCCAGCTCCTCGATCTTCGGGAGCAGCCGCTGGGCCACTCCATCGACAGCGTTCTGCAGATCGGTCACTGCGGTGGACAGCTCGGACATCATCAGCTCCATGCGTAGTTGGGACTCGTAGACCGCGAGCATCAGCTGCTTGGCCGATGCGTCCTTGGGGTCGATCAGCAGAGGATCACTGGGATCACGTACTTGAGGTGCTCGGTAGATCATCACGCCCTCCGATGTGTGGGCCATGTTCATGGTCCTCTACATGGCAAGGCCCCCGCGACCGGAGCAGGTATCGGGGGCCGTGCTCTCCATCGGGGGGATGAAGTGATCTGAGCGTACTCCTGGAGGCTTCTGTGGGACTCGAACCCACTCACACGGGTTTTAGGGCCGCTGCGCTGCCGTTACGCCTAGAAGCCGTTGTGCCTTGGGATGTCTGCGCTATGCGCAGCCTACACACTCTGTCTGGCTGCCTGACCTCTGCGCTATGCGCAGGTTAGCACGCTACCTGTTGCTGACGTGCCATCCAGGCCATGTGCTCGTAGTACTGCCAGGGTGGGTGTCCACCCCACACACTCAGATCATCACTGCTGCCCTTGGCGAAGTTGCACCGATCACACAGCACCGCCAGGTTCCAGCTGTCACTAGGACCGCCCTTGCAGCGGGGGATCACGTGGTCCAACGTGAGGAAGTTCTCCCCCTGACCTGCATCTATACGCTCAGGGCACTTCTCGCCGCACTTCTGACATCGCCACCCTGCTAGCTCGTAGAGTTCACGACGCTTGGTGGACTTGCGTAGCCGCGCTAACGCGCTCATCACCTGCTCCTTGCTCGTAGACCCTGACATCCAGGGCATCGCGATCCAGTCCATGTCCATGCCTCACCCTGGTGACCTGGCCATAGGGCACCTGTTGTGACCAGGGGCAGCGTGAGCATCTGGCCTCTGCGCTTTCTGTTCCCCGCACTATCTCGATCCACCAGCGCAGGTTGCCCAGGTTGTCGCTGTACCTGACCAGGTAGTCATGCATCCTTCTCCCTGACCTCCACCACGGCGTTGACTCTCAGCACAGGAGTGTCCTGTGCGTCCGCTGTCTCGAACGAACTGATAGTCAGCCCCGGCCACAGCACGCTCTCGTAGTCCGCCCTGGGGAACTGGTCGTTGATCTCCACATGCAGCCTGTGCATCAGGATGTGCAGTGCATTGGCCCACCCGTCATATGACCATCCGCCCTGGTCAGGGGCAGGATCGAGCACGAGATCGATGTACCTGCTGACAATCATTCTCATTTGCTCCTCACGTACAGCACGCTCATGTCAGCCCCAGCGACCTCTACTTGCTCCGTTGCTACGTCGAATCCCATGCGTGCTAGCTGCCTCTGGGCACTCTTCCCATCAGCTAGGGAGAGCTTGAACTTGACCCAGTGTCCAGGGTGTTGAGTCAGTCCCGCTAGGACGTCAGAGATGTCGTAGTTGGGCTTACGTCCCCGCCTACGGGGGATGAAGCCCTCGGGCATGACCTCGACGTCCATTTCTGCTCCAATGAGGTTTGTTGGCATCCCATTAACCTAGCATTGGAACCTCTTGTGAGAGAGTGTTCGTTCTAGGCTGCTCAGTACCCGTCCCTACCTGTACCCCACTCACTGTCCTTGAGTACGACGAAGGGCCTGTCTCTGTTCTTGCCCGCTTCACCTAGCGCCGCTGGTGGTTCTTCCCCCGGTGTCATCCACTCCAGGAAGTTGGGCCTGTCTTTCCCGTTGGGGTCTTCGAGCCTGATCCACTCACTGGTGGTGTACGGCTCCATCACCCCGCCTGTGTTGCGGTAGTCATCGGCGTACGCGAGGTTCACTGCGTTGACCTCGACGTACTCGACCCAGATGGCGCCTGCGTTGCCATCGAATGTGAACCCACGCATGCGCTCGGGGTTGCACCCGTGGTTGCTCAGGTACGCCCACATCTTGGCCTTGATGATCTCCGGCAGGTCCTGGAACTCGTTGGCCCAGATGCTCCAGATCATCAGTGACTTCCCCCGCTTCGTTCACCCACCTCAGGAGCCCAAGCAGGTGCTCCTGTGGAGGCTCCCGCCATCTCCTGGCCTGCTCGATCACCTGGTCCACCAGCAGCACCGTCAGGAACATCAGCAGGCTCGTCCCCGTGATGATCAGGTACGTCAGGTACATCCCCTTCTGCTGCTCGATCCAGGAGCTGGCTCCATGCAGACAGGACGCGAACCAGTTCCAGATGGCTGTCCTCATGGACGTTGGGGTCTTCCACTAGGGCTGAGCACTTCTGACAGACCCACGCGTTGCCGACGTACTTGTAGGTGTAGCCCTGCATCAGATGAGGCCCTTCTTGTTGGCCTCTTGCATGACCTCAGTCACCAGCAGGAGCTGCGACTTCACGGTCTTGTACTCCTTGGTGGGTAGCCCCATCAGCGCTGGGATCAGTAGGTCTACTGCAGCAGCGAGCTTCTTGAACGCCTGCTCAGTGGCCTGCAGCTTGTGGTACTGCTCCCCCGTGAGATTCACCTTGGCGGCGTTGTACAGCTGTGGGATCAGTGTGTACGTGCCCGTGTAGGTGCTGGCGGTGCTGATCGTGTTGGCAGCACTGAGCACCTTCTCCTTGGTCACCACCATGGATGCCGGTACAGGGGCATCCAGCATGGCCTCCTGCACCTTCTTGGTGATCACCGCGTGCACAGCCTGCTGGGCCTCGCGCACAGCACTCACAGCGCTCTCATCTTCTGCGAAGGGGTTCTTGTCCCCCTTGGTCTCCACAGGCTCATCCACACCCTGTGTGTCCTCGTCGAACCATCCGTGTACACCAGCCACAATCACTCCTTGTTAGAGAGGGTAGAGAGAGTCAACTAGCCTGACGCTTGGCTTTCATGTCTGAGCCGAGCTTGAACATCTTTTCGCCTACCGACATGGCCAGACCAGGGTCGATCTCAGCCATCATGGCGTCCCCTGTGAGTTGGTCTGTGAGCCTGATGCCGAGCATGAACGACTCGGTGTCGTAGGTGATCTGCACCCGCATCTTGGATGGGTCCCCGATGATGTGGACCTTGTCATCAGGCTCGGACACGGGGCTTTCTCCGGTCTGCGTCCCAGCCGTTGCGTCGGGCCTTGAGCCGTACCGCTGCATTGCTCTGGCCGAGAAGTGATCCCAGTAGGGTGTAGGACTCTCCGAGTTCCACGGCCCTTCGAAGCGCGTCATTGAGATCCTTCCTTGCATCGTCGTACCGCTTCTTGCGGTTGATCAGATCCTGCTTCCACAGGTCTCCCTGCTCCTGGCTCACGTGAAGCTCCAATCGGTAGCGATCAGCTCATCCTTGGACGTCACAGCGCCCTCGATGCGCACACTGGAGCTCGCTGCCAGGTGCTGGGTGTTGAAGCGGAACTGCTTGTCTACCCACGTGGTGTCGCTCTTGGGGAAGCCCAGGGGCGTGACGTTGGGGTAGTTGTTGGACACTGCCTTCCAGGCCAGTGCTGCTGAACACACCTCGTCGGGGAGGTGGAACTCTTGGGCCCGTGAGTACAGGTCCTCCACGCGGCAGTACTTGGTAGCCGTGTAGTGCGTCTCGATGCGAGGGCTCTTGATCATGTGGTTCTCGACCGCGCTCACGTACTCGCTGAGCATGTCGTCACGGTCTCGCCCGGTCATCAGGAAGCCCCAGGCACGCCCATCGATGTAGTCATCGATCACCCCACCCAGGCCAGTGGCGTCGTGGATGGACTGGCAGTCGCCGTACTCCTGCTGCAGGCGGTTGAAGATGCCCACCATCTGTGGGTAGGGACGCCGGTTGATGCGCACGTAGTAGACCAGCTCGATGGGTGTGGTGGTCACGTTCCACACCCCGATCACGGTCATGTCCTGTGCCTTGGCCCAGTCCGCTGCGACCACGTAGTCCTGGTCACGCTGGTAGTCCTTGAACTTGTACTCCTCGTGCCCCTTGACCTTCTTGATCGTCTGGTCCTCGGTGGGGGTGGGCAGGTTGAACATCCACTCCACTGCCTCTGTGTCGAACGCACGGTTACCGATAGAGGGCTCACCGAGGTCATATTCGACCCGCCACATCTCGGTGGGGATCTCACGCTTCTTCTGCTCGATGGTCTCCTCATCGAGCCAGCCATCGATGGGGTTGGCACTGTCTCGATAGCACCAGGTGTAGATGGGCAGCTCGTTCTCCTTGAAGCGCCGGTACTCCTGGGCGAACGTGCCATCAGCGTTCTGCCACGTACTGGCCATCGCGGTCTGCGCAGGGATCTTGATGCCCAGCCAGTTCTTCTGGGGCAGGGGCTGGCCTAGCGCACCTTGCAGGATGAGGTAGTCCATCTCGTCGATCTCATCGAGCAGCAGGCGTGCGGGGTGGGGACCACGCACTGTCTTCTGTGATGCCGTGAGAGGTCTGATGCGTGCCTTGTTGGAGAGCAGGATCTGCAGGTTGGACTCATCGAGCTTCATGTAGGTGGGGGCGCCTTCCCAGTCCCAGTACCTACGCATGTGCTCGTGCAGGTTCATGGACTGTGCCAGTGAGCCACCCAGCAGGTTGACGTCAGCACCCCACACCACTGCTTCGGTCAGGCCCAGGGCGGCCATCGCGACACTCTTGCCAGATAGACCACGAGAGCCGTGCACGAGTGTCTGGGGGGCCCGACCGAAGAAGCTGTCTGCGAACCACTCGAAGGGTGCGTTGTGCTCGATGCACACCTTGTGTCTTGGGATGACGATGCCCCAGAGCGAAGACACGAGTTCGTACAGCTCATCGTTATCCCGAGGGGGACGAGTGAGGCTGTACCGCCCGAAGGTCTTGCTGCTCTGGGGCATAGTTCGACAGTACTACATATCAGTACTGCTGCCAACGCATGTACCACTGGCCACCTGTGGTGCCTCGGCCGTAGCACACTGCGTACGAAGCAGATGAGTACGAGGTGTAGCCCACTCCACCGATGGCCAGGCCACAGATGGTGCCGCCCTTCATCTCACTCATCCAGCCGGTGTTCAGGGCGTACCAGTCACCCTGACCACGCGTGAGGTTGATGCCACCACCCCACAGTGAAGCGATGCCCGGACCACTACCAGGCTTGCTCGCTGCACGGTGCACACCAGGACGCACCAGGGCTGCGCCACTGACACCGTGCGAGCTGTTCACGCGGTAGATGTAGGCGCGCACCTCTAGGCCGTTGACCATGTTGGGCAGGTTGCCTGCCACCTGGCCGTTGTAGAACCAGTAGCCCTCCAGGGCGTAGTTGCCGCCCTGTGAGCCATAGCCGTTGGAGTTGCCCGAGGACGTCCAGTAGTTGTTGTTGGTGGACCACTCCCCGGCATCACTGCAGTTGAACGCAGCGGCCACCTCACGCAGCACAGGGGCAGGCGGGTCAGGCGCCAGCGTGTAGATCGATGCGGTACCACCGCTTGACCAGTTGTAGAAGTCGTCTTGGGCCCACGCCTGCACACGCACCGCTGTGCTCAGTGGGATGGAGAACGTCTGGTAGCTGGCGGGGATGTTCTTGGTGCCCGAGATGTTGGCAGGCAGGTTGGTGTAGCCCTTCCAGAACTCGCTCCACTCCTCGGGACCACCAGCACCGCCCGCAGTGGTCTGTGCGAAGTAGTAGCCATCCACCGTGCCCGGGTTGGATGGCCAGTTGCCATCCCAGGCCACCTTGACCACCGTGCGCGTGATGGGCAGCACAGCGCCGTGCTTCACCGTGACGGCCACCACGTTCTTGGTGCCACCCACGATGGCCAGCGTCACGGTAGGCGTGGCAGGTGGTGTGGTGTCCCGTGCCCACACCTGTACCCATGTCGTGCCGTTGTGACGCCAGATGAAGCGCCCAGGCACGAAGCCAGTGGTGGTACCCACCAGGGGGTTGCCACCGGCCTTCCACGTGCCATCGAGCTGACCAGTCCAGATGGTGCCCATCAGCTCTCCTATGTCTGGATGTACAGCTGGCCAGCCTCAGCGGTGCCAGTGGGTGCTGCGCTACCCGAACCCACCTGGGTGATCGGTGGGTACACACGCTTCCAGGTCGACCCGTCCCAGATCTCCAGACGCGCCATCGGTGTGAGGTCAGTCATCCAGGTCAGTGCACCGACCACCGGCGAGGGGATGCCCGTGGTGCGTGCACCCACGCTGGCGAAGGTGGGCAGCACCTTGCCCTTGTCCAGAGCCAGCGCGATGGTCTGGATGAACGCGGGCACGTCCTTGAGCAGCTCTGCGCTGTTGGGGTACGGCAGACCCAGGTTCGGTGTGGTGAGCGTGGCCATGCCGGTCTCCTTAGCTCGCTGCGATCTGAGCGAACGTCGTGGTGGCGTTGGCACCAGCACCAGCAGGACCCGTAGGACCAGTGGGGCCAGCAGGACCGATGTTGCCCTGCACACCCTGGATGCCTTGCACACCCTGCGGACCACTACCGATCTTGCTCAGCCAGAAGCGTGCGCTCTGCACCTGCAGGGTGGCGCCCTCCGCGTGGTACGCGTGCAGTTGGATGACGACGGCTGGATCGGTGATCCGGAACGCTGTGCCGATGGTCAGCTCGGTGGCGATGGACGGCGCTGCTGTGCAGTTGCTGCCCGCGATGGTGGTGGCTGACGGTGCCGAGGTGACGATGCGGATGCCGCGTGCACCCACGGCGTTGCCTGCCTGCTTGGTGATGCTGAAGTACCCGGACAGGTACCACATGCCCACACCAGGCTGGAAGTTGGTGGTCGACTTCACGGCGCTGTAGTCGTCCAGCCCTACGGTGTCGAAGACCACCGGGGTCCAGGTGGCTGTGGCGATGGACTGCAGTGTGCCGTTGGTGACAGAGGTGGCGTACTCGCCGGTGGACCCGGTGGGTCCTCGGTCTCCCTGGATGCCCTGCGGGCCTGTCGCCCCCTGAGGACCAGTAGGACCGGTGGGCCCTACGGGTCCGATCCCCTGCAGCACCCCCGTCCGCACCTGGATGGTGTCCCCCGTGGACACCCGGATGACCGAACTAGACATGGCGTGTCACCTTCCCGCGCACTTCGACCGTGCCCCAGAGCAGTCTGTGCTGACGCAGCGTCATGCTGTTCTGGGCATCGGAGTACGTCACGTACAGGTCGTAGTAGAACATCCCGGGATGCATGGCATCGGTCTGCGTGGAAGGCATCATGAGCTGGATCAGCCCAGAGTCCTGGTTGAACGTGATCGAGGGCGGGACCTGGCCATCGGGAACGTCACCGTCGTAGATGAGCTCAGCCTCCAGCTGCCCGCTACCGTTGCGGATCTCCATCCTGATCGGTGACACCACGGAGATCGGGACGTTGTTGTAGTCCGTCCAGTAGATCTCTGCGATGAAGTCGGCATTCTGATCGATGACGAAGTCACACTGAGCACTAGCGCTCAAGGCCCTCTCCTTCCAGCTCATCCTCATCATCGGGTAGCTGGCCAGCCATGAGCTGAGCGCGTCCAGTCTCCAGAGCCTCGATGTAGGCCCTGCGGTCGCCACCCACGATGAGCACCGAGGCGAGCACCTGCTTGTCCTGCACGTTGAGCTGATCCATGCCGGTGAACTTGGCCCGCTGCACCATGATGTTCAGCACCATCTGGGCTGCTCTCAGGTCACCTTCGGTGGCCTGCACGAAGTAGGCGGACTGGAGCTTGTCGAGCCTGCTCAGCTCCATCGCCAGCAGAAGCTCTCGGTCCCCGGCACCCATGTAGGTGGCCATCGAGAGCGTGTACTGACGCAGTATCAGGCGCAGCTCATCGACGCTGGGTGCACTCTCCACGTAGTTGTGAGCCACCAGGTGCTCCTGCACCTCGGCCCAGTCCATGCCGATCTGGCGCATGTGGTAGATCTTCTGCGCCACCATGTCTGCGTTGTAGGCGATCATCTCAGGCACTGCGGTACTCCTCGTACGCCACGACCAGGGTGTCGATGTTGGTGACGCCAGCATCGATGGCGTGGAGCATCCTCTTGCGCTGCTTGCGCGTCGTACCCGCCCACACGCCGTACTCCTCCCGATTCTCCAACGCCGTGCGCAGGCAGATGGCAGACACAGGACAACCCCCGCACAAGGTCTTGGCCTTCTTGATGTCGCCAAGGTTGTACGGGGGCCTGATGTCTGGTTCGGAAGCTCCGAAGAACAGCTGGTCCTCTTGCCCCAGGCACGCTGCGTCGCGGTGCCAGTCAGGGTAGAGGTCCCACATCTGATAGGTGACGTACCGGTCACCCGGATGTACTGGGAAGACCTCGAAGTAGTCCGGCTGCATAGGCTTGCTCTCTGCCGTAGAGGGCGATGCAGGTGGCGTCGATGAGGTCCTGGGACTCTCTGCAGAGTCGGTAGAAGTCGGGATGAGTGTCTGCCAGCCATTGCTTGACGGCAGCCTTGTCAGCATTGCCACTTCCCACCGTTCGCTTCTTCCAGGAGGCGACCGCTACTTGGTGGGTGTCTGACAGACACGCATGCACGACACCGGACGTCTGCGCGATAGCGATGGTGGACTGGATATTTCGCGCGCCTGCGACGACTGGAGCCTCAACCCACTTCGTACCCTCCAGAAGACCATCGTCTTCTAGAGATCGAAGGTACCCCGCCAGAGCTCGTAGCTCGACTGTTCTCTCTGTTTTGGGCACCTCGTAGTGCAAGAAGATGCCCAAATCGATGTCAACCATGTCGACCTTGCGCATGCCCAAGTCGATGCCGATCATCACTCTCCGTTCACGTAGATGTCCATGAGGTACAGCAGGGACTCGATCTCGCTGTCGTTCAGCCGCTTGGTGAGCTTGCCGTTGCTGTCGTGGTACCAGAAGCCCTCCAGTCCGTTGCTGACGATGAAGCTGACTGGTCTGAACCCGTCTCCGAAGAACTCGCCCAGGGCTATGGCAGCTTGATCCTCGTTCACAGCGCTTCTCCCGCGTCACGACGTTGCCTGGACAGAAGGTCTTCCTGTGAGAGCCTGCGGCTGCCCAGATCAGCCAGACGCTTGGCCATCTCGCTGAAGTCTCTCAGTACGCCAGTGCGAATCGCGGTGTACTCGCGGGAGTGGTGCTCGCGCTCCTGGTGGTGGATGAGCATGGTCAGCTCCATGGCCCGCGCGTAGTACGCGGTGGCCACCTCCATCAGGTCCAGGTATGGCGAGAACAGTGGTGAGTCCATCCGGCCCAGCAGGATCTCGGTGTACTCACCCAGCTCGGTGTAGATCTCCTAGGGCTCCGGCAGCCCCTGTTGCAGGACCACGGCGATCAGCCGGAGTGAGTGCTGGACCGAATCTGGATGGGCGGCTTCCGCTCCCCGGGTGATGTGAACTTTGCGACGGGGCAGCTCTTCTTGTACTGACACCACGAGTAGGTACTCCCTGTCTGGATGACGCAGTCCGGCAGCATCGGCAGGAGTGCGTGAGCCTCTTCGGCGGCTTGGAGTTGCTCCAGTTCCTCGATGACCTTGGCGATGGTCGCCTCATCACGGGTGACTAGGAACTCCTTGATCCGCTGGTCGTTCTTGTTCTCGTAGACGAGGTGGAACGCTTCCAGGTCGGCCGCCAGCATGTAGCTGTGGATCTGGAAGCGGTGATCGTGCTTGGGCCCGAACGAGCTGATCTCCTCGAAGCCCCGGGTGTTGATGGACTTGATCTCCAGGCCTTCGCCGTTGGAGAGCAGACCGTCCATCGTGCCGGTGAGGTTGTACTGGTCGTTGCGGACCGGCACCTCGGCTTGGGTGATGTACCCGTTGATGAGCCCCGCTACCTGATGTCTCAGGTGCACGTAGTCCCCGTTGGCGAAGATGTTGGCGCTGCGCTCGTCGATCAGGAGCTTCTTCGCGCCGATGTACGCCAGCTGTCGTTCACGCAGACACCGTCCGGCACCACTAGCCGAGTAGGTGTTGATCCTGACCCTCGGAGGACGGGTCATGATGATCTGGAGAGCGTCTCGCTCCTTCTCCAGGTTGCGTGGACCAGTGACGTAGTCGTAGTACCTCTGGGTGACCCAGTAGTCGCCCTTCTGGCGCTTGGCCACATCGGCAAGTCTCACGGTCTCAACTCACACTTCCTCTCGTGGTCCTGGCCCACCCAGTCCGTACCGAACACTCTCAGGCACCACTGACACTGGTGCTTCGGGACCGTACGTGGCACTGAGGTAGGGGTCTGATCCTGTGTAGACCGGGCGTCCTGTGATGCTGTCCGTGATGACGTAGCCATCGATCAGCAGTCCTGTCTCATCTCCGCTGGTCTCTGCGTAGCGATGGTGCTGATGGCAGAGCGCGATGAGGTGGTAGATCTCGTAGGGGTCGAGAAGGGCTCCTCCCCGACTGCGCTTGAGCATGTGGTGCACCTCGATCACGGGGCGACCACACCGGGTCCAGGTCCGGGGGAGAGCGACCATCGCTTCGCATCTGCCCCCGGACCGGACGACTACATCTTCTCTGGTCACCAGGTGCCGTTGTTCAGTCGGCGCTGGAACTCCTTCACGGCTGGGGAGTTGGCCCAGAGTTCGCCATCCACTGTGGTGCCCATGCGCTTCTGGAAGGCGCGGATGAACTGGTCCCCGGCCACTCCGTCATCAGGGATGCCCATGCCCCGCTGCATCGCAGCGATCAGCGCGGAGCCCTTGCCCTTCTCGTAGTTGTACTTCCACCCGGTGGTCCAGGCGGGCTGGGCGTTGGGCTTGTACTGGTACCAGACCTCGCCGTCGATGGGCGTGCCCAGTACCCGCTGTGCCTTGGTCGTGGTGGCGGCACCCCACATGCCGTCCGTGGCGATGTTGCCCGGGGTAGGCGGGGTGGGTACCGGCACAGGGTTGGGCGGTACAGGCTGCGGAGAGCCACCAGCCACGCCGGGACCGATGCGGTCGTAGATCTGATCGATGGGCCCCTCCACCGGGCAGGTCTTGCCCCGGGAGAGGCTGTACTGCATGCCACCACCACGCTGTAGGCGCCCTGCGTACCGAGAGGGCAGGGGCGGGAAGTTGCCATCGATGCCCAGGCGGTGCCAGCTGATGCCCTTGGACGTCGGGCCCACCTGGCTGTTCTGAGCCAGCTGCTTGGGGATGTGGTGGGTGTCGCAGATCCAGCCGACGAGGTTGATGATCGCCACCACCTGCGCCTCGGTCCATGGCTCGCCCTTGGACTCGGTCTCGATGGACACCGTGGCATCGTTCCCGTGCAGGTCTGCCTCGGCACGCAGGCTGGTGTCCACGTACTGCTCCACCAGGCCGCTCTTGGCCACCCAGAAGTGCGAGGACGCCCTACGAGGCTGGTTGAAGAAGCCCGCCAGGCTGCCGTACCCCGCCGCCACGTGCAGGTTGACGCGGTTGTAGGTCGCCATGCGCAGACCGGACAGGTAGCCGATGTCGATCAGGCGCACGCTCGCACCGGGGTAGATGGCCATCAGATGTCCTCCACAGGGGGAGAGCTCTCGCCCTCGATGTACTGCCAGCCCTCGGGGTGGGTCTCCTCCGGGTAGTTGATGATCCCGCCAGGGCCACCCACGTCGGACTTCTCGTGCTCGTCCTCGTAGCTGTCCTCATCCAGATCTTCTGGCTCCTCGATCTGGATGTAGTCGTCCTCACCGAGCAGTGCCTTGTACTCCGGGCTCTCTGTCATGACTCCAGTCTCCTTCAGCCGTCATCTCTGACCATGCGGATCTTGGGCACCCTGGGGCGGATCTGGCTGGCATCACGCCCATCCACTCGCATGCCCTCGGGGAAGTACACCCCGGTACCTGCGTCCTCCACCTCCTTGGCGTACTCACGGTCCTGCCGGTCGATCACGATCTGCTGCTCGTGCGCGTCATCCACGATGCGTGCACCAGAGATGCCCACCGCAGACAGTGCCTGCTTGAAGTCCTCGATGGCAGGAGCGTTGTCGTCTTCCCTCTCGAATCCCAGCAGGGTCTCCATGCACTCCATGGAGCAGATGTCCCAGGTGCCCTCGGGGATGGATGTGTCCATCCCTTCCTGGATGGTGATCTCGATGTGCGGGGTATCCAGGTCGTACGGCTCGCCGCACACGTCACACACGAACTGCTTGGTCATGTCTGTTCCTCCAGGAGAGAGTTGAGTGCTCCGGCGTCGTAGAGCTTGGCTACGGTGCCGATCATGGTCTCGGTGATGCCCGTCTTGGCCATGTCCTTGATGCCGGTGACCTGACGCGGGTTCACCCTGCTGGTGAAGTCCGCCAGGTCGGTGAAGGGCTGGGCGGTGGTGATCGCCTCGGCTGCCTTGATGCCGATGCCCTTGATCGCCAGCAGGCCACGGCGTACGGCCTTGCCTCCTGGGTCCATCTGGTAGCTGATCCCCGAGCGGTTCACGTCCGCCCGCAGAACGCGCACCCCCCGATGCTTCGTCGCTCGCACGTACATGGGCTCTTTGGGCGAGCCTGCGGCGACTGCGAGCAGGGCAGCGTGGAACTCCACTGGATGGTTGCGAGCCAGCCAGGCACACCGGTAGGCCGTGAGCCCGTAGACAGTGGCGTGAGCAGCGTTGAAGCCGTATCCCGCGTAGGCCTCCAGAGCGCGTTCCAGCCACTCGACATCTCGTCCATCCATGCCAGCAGCTGCACAGCGCTCCTTGATATCCACGAGCATCACCTTGATGACACCCGCCGCGTCTCCGATGTTGCCGTTGGAGGCCTTGACCGCCTTGAGGAAGGCCGTCAGGTCATCAGGGTCCAGCCCCAGGTCTCGTAGTACCGCGATCACCTGCTCCTGATACAGCAGGATGCCCTGGGTGTCCTTGGTGTGGGCCTCGATGATCGGGTGCCGCACCGGTCGAGCCTTGCCGTGCTTGCGCTCGACGTAGGACTCCGTGGCACCAGACTGCATGGTGGCTGGCCGGTACAGAGCCATCGAGGCGATGACATCCTTGATGGTGGTGGGCCGCAGCTCCCGCATACCCCTGGCTGCGGTTCCACCCTCTAGCTGGAACACCCCAGCGGTGTCTCCCTTGGCCAGCATGGTGAACGTCTTGGTGTCGTTGGTGGGGATGAAGTCCAGCCCATCCTTCGGCTCCAGGCCCAGGTTGAGGATCGTCTGGCGCAGCACACTCATCGTCTTGAGGCCCAGCACGTCCAGCTTGACCAGGCCCAGCTTCTCCACGTCGTGCATGTCGTACTGACTCACGAACGTCTCGCTGCTGGCGATGTACATCTCCGGCACCAGGTCTTCGAGCTCGGTCTTCGTGGAAGTCAGCAGCACACCAGCGGCGTGCACCCCAGGCCCACTGATCAGGCCCATGTCCGACAGCAGGTGCAGTTCCTTCCTGGTGGGTGCGTCCACGTTCTCCCACTTCGGCTCATCCACACCTTGCTTGCGCAGGGAGGAGAACAGCCGCACCCGAAGCGAGCCCTTGCCGTCCTCACCACCAGCCATGGAGTAGGTCAGCCAGTTGCCGATCTGCATCGTGGCGAAGCGGGTGGACAGCCAGTCCAGGAGTTCCAGGCGACGGGTGGACTCGATGTCCAGATCGATGTCAGGAGGCTTGGTCCGGTCCTTGGACAGGAAGCGTTCCATCATCAGATTCCACTTGAGCGGGTCCACGTTCGTGATGCCCAGCAGGTAGCAGATCAGGCTGCCTGCAGCAGACCCACGGCACTGGAAGAAGATCTCCTGCTCACGGCAGTGATCGGTCACCTCGGACACCAGCATCAGGTAGCCAGCCATGCGGCTGATCTCCACCACAGCCAGTTCGTCGTTGAGCCGCTCCAGGTACCTGGGCTTGTCCAGGCCCATCTCGAACATCCTGTTCACACAGCGCTGGGCCAGATCGTGTTGCGGCTCCGCGCTGGTGAACGGGACCCTGTACTCGTAGGCATCTAGCTGAGGAATCGTCAGCGTGTGCTTGTCGAGTAGGTGCTTGAGCCCCGCGATACCCGCTTCGTAGTCCAGGAAGGTGTCGTGATGGGCTCGCATCCACGCTTCGTCTGCCATGTGGAAGCCGTCACCCGGGAACACCGCCTCATCAGCATCCGGGCTCCACGACACCAGACGCTTCAGCGACTCGTGGTGGTCCTTGTCCTCCTGGTGTGTGTAGTGGCTGTCCTGTGTCAGCACTACCGGCAGCCCGAGGTCGGTAGCGATACAGATCAGGCCATGCTGGATGTCAGCCTCACTCATGGGCTCCTGGTCGATCCGGTGAGCCTGCAGCTCGACGTAGGTGCTGCCCGGGAACCACTGAGCGAAGGAGGCGACCAGGGCCTTCGCGACGTCCTGCCCGTCGTTGATCAGCGTCTGCACGACCATGCCGAAGTAGCAGCCGGTCAGGAAGGCCAGACCCCCGGTCTCCCCTGCTTCCGACATCTCAGCGAGATCTGCCAGGTCGAGGATGGGCTTGTAGTGGAACTGCCGGTGGGCACGGGTGTTCAGCCGCACCAGGTTCTTGTAGCCCTCGTTCGAGTAGGCCAGTACACATGCGTGATAGCGCTTCGCCTTCAGGTTCGATCGGTCGTGGACCAGATAGATCTCGGTACCGGGGAACGGCTTGATCCCGGCCTTCTGACACTCCTGGTACAGCTGGATGCTCCCCGCCATGTTCCCGTGGTCGGTCAGCCCCAGTGCTGGGTACCTCAGCTCCTTCGCACGCCGAACCAGGTCTTCGACGGATGGCAGCGCATCCCCTGCCGAGTAGCGGCTGTGCGTATGTGCTGACCAGTACTCGCTGTCCTTACGGACAATGCGAATCCTTCTCGTCCGCTGGATCGTGAGCTTCATGCGTGTCATCCTTAGATCACCTTGTGAGAGAGGAAGTCCCTCGTCTACGGACTTGAGGGCACGGAGGGGCGTCGGGAGACGCCCCTCCATTCTGTCTAGGCCCCCAGCATCCGGATCAGGTAATCCGCGAGCGCGTTGGAGTCCTCCTCCTCGATCACCTGGAACCCACACGACACGATGAGCGCCTTGATCGCGTCGGGCTCCATCTGACGAAGCTCCTCCTCGGACAGAGTGACCTCGTCGTCCGCCTCAGCCACCTGGTCGATCACAGGCTGAGGCTCAGAAGGGGGGTCGTCCTGTTGAGCCGGTGGCACGAACTCCGGCTCAGGTACCCGCTCACGCCGCTGACGTGCTGGCTGCTCTGGCTCGGTGTCCTTCTCCTCGGGCACCACACGACGTGACCGCCGTGCAGGCTCCTCTGGAGCGTCGGCAGCAGGATCGGTCTCCCCGAACGCCCGCTTCCACATCGCCTGCAGAGCCTCTTCGTGGTCCTGCACGTTGTCGAACGTGGCCGGGTCGAAGGGCTCCTTCACATCATCACGGTCGGCGTGCCACGTGGTGTTCTTGTCGTTGCCCACGCGGATGACGTAGTACATCCGCTTGAACAGGTCCCCGTTGTCACGAGCGGCCTTGAGTTCGACGTCTTCGGCCAGACGGCTGGTGATCTTGTACAGGTCGACGTAGGCCGTCTCCGCCTTGGGTGCGAGCACCTCGGCGTTCACCAGGTACTTCTTGCTCGCGTTGCGGGTGCGCTCGTTGTTGCTGGTGCACCCCGGGCAGGTCGCCCGGTCACCGGTGCACGGGAAGAACGCACCCTTCTCACCGAGGTTCTGGTCGTAGTGCTCCCAGTAGGGAGTCCACTCGCTCATCTGCTCCAGGAAGCGAACCTCACTCTCACCTTCCTTGAAGTTCCTGATCCACCGCTCACCGTTGTCACCATCACCGGCTGCGCTCTTTACGTAGCCCTTCGCTCCACCGAACTTCACTTCAGTCACCCATCTTTCGGATCTGCTCTACCACCTTGTGCACTGTCATCTCGAAGCTCTCCTGCACGTAGGAGAGCACTCGCTCGTGTGCCTCAGCACCCGTCTCACCTGCACCCACCTGGCTCTTCGCCTTGAACGTGATCCAGGTACCGTCACCATCGATCTTCACGTCTGCACTGACACCCACCTCGATCTGGTCCCCCTCGTGAAGAGAGGCCTTCATCGGGGACGGCATCCCTGCTCGCACCAGCCGCACCGGCTTGTCGCTCACTTCCGCTCCTTCAGCCTGTCGTCCCGCAGGATGCGCAGTTCCTCGATGTCAGCCTGCGTGTAGACGTAGGCCGGAGGAGCGTCGCCCTGGGGCAGCACCATGGACGGCGCCTTGATGGTCGGGTTGTTCAGCCGACGCCGCAGCCACGAGGGTGAGACCCCGAGAACCTTCGCTGCGTCGGTGAGCTTCCAGTACTTGCCTGGAGGCAGGTCAGCGAACTTCCGGTCGATGGGGGACAGCCGCATGTCCTGCGGTGCCTTCTCACTCCTCGGAATCAGTTCGCTCTCGCTCATCGTCGCCCTCCACCTCCTCTCGCCTCTTGCCCTCGGAGTACCTGATGTAGGGCTTGGACTTCTGCACCGACAGGAACGCCGATGCCAGTTCCTGGGACAGCTCGCCGTCAGCGATGGCGGTCTTGAGCTTGTCCCGGTTGACCTTGCGGTCGGTGAGGCGGTTCCAGACCTTGACACTCACGGACTTCTTGAGACCTGCTTCGTCGATCTTGATGGTCTCGTTCTGCACGTAGGTGGCCCGCTGGACCTTGTCGCCTTCAGTGAGAGAGATGGTCTTCTGTCCTGCGACCCGCAGGCTCTCTGCGAGTTCCTCTTCGGCCAACTTCAGCTCTTGGATCGCCTGATCCGCAGCCTTCTTGGCTTCGATGTACCTGGTGAGAGCCCCGGATCTCCGTGTGGTGATCCGCATGAGACTGACGCTACCTTCCCTTCTCTAGCCTGCGCAAGTACTTCCGTACGAACTTCTCGCGGGATGCTTGCGACGTCCTTGGCCCCAGTCCACACCAGACGTCTGACATCCACGCCGGGGAACGCCCAGGCCACGTCGGCAGCCAGCCGGTTGCCCTCTTTGTCCTGGTCAGAGGCCATGTAGATGCGCTTGGGGCGGTACCTGTCCAGCAGCCGGTACTGCGCCCGAGACAGCCGAGAGCCGTACAGCGCCATGCCCGGTAGGTCCACCTCGTACAGCGCGATGGCGTCGGTGGCGCCCTCCACCAGGTAGATCTCGTCCTCCTCGATCTCGTGGTACCCGAACAGCAGGTTGGAGGTGTTGGAGCCCGGTGGGTACTTGTACTTCTGGTGGGGATCGCCGGTCCTCTGAACCATGCCCAGGACGCGCCCGGAGGGGTCCCTGAGCGGATAGACCGGGGCGTCGGCATGTGCGTCGTACCCCAGCCTGAAGTGACGGCAGGCGGCCGGGGAGAACCTCTCTAGCCAGTACTGCCCGGGTCCTGCCCCGTCGAAGATGCTGAGCCAGGACTCCGGGTAGTGGTCGTGCCCGTTGCCCTCGATGGTGGCCAGCGCCTGGTTGACGGCCCGGACTACCGAGGAGGGGGCGATCTCGATCCGCTCGGGGTCGATCTTGCCCGCAGCACCACACGCGTAGCAGAGCCACAGGCCCGTCACAGCGTTCACGGATGCGGAGGCGTGGGTGTCCGGGTGCACGTGGCAGACGAACTGCCGCTCGATCCCGTAGCCCAGCGCCAGAGCATCCTCGATGCTGCGCCAGGGCATCAGTACGGCGCGTTCATCACTGAGTCGTGGATGAGCTCCCAGAGGGTCATGCCCCGCTCCTCAGCGGTGTCATGCAGGTAGTTCAGCTCGTCCTCGGTGAAGGCCTCCTGGGCCTCGATGACTGTCATCAGTAGTCCTCTTCGTCGTTCTCCCGAAGCGTGCGCGCCTCGTCCATGGAGATCTCGCTGTAGTCACCTGTGTCCGCCTCGAACTTGGTGAAGAAGGGCACGCCGGATGCACCGTGGCGGTTCTTCTCGATGCTGAACATGGTGACGTTGCTCGCGTAGCGAGCGAGTGTGAGCAGGACGTCGGCGTCCTGCCCCAGCGCGTCAGAACCCGTCAGGTTCTCCAGCTTCGGGGGCCGACCCCGGTGACTGATGCCCTCCCGGTTGATCTGGGAGGCGGCGATGATCCTGCAGTCGTGTGAGAGAGCGGTCTGCTTGAGTGCGTTGGAGATGGCTGCGATGTTGCGCCAGTCGCTGATCGCGGCTGTCCCTGCGTCATCACGCATGAGCCCGATGTAGTCCACCAGGGACATGTCGTAGTCCTTGGCCCGACTACCGATCAGACCGGGCGTGGTGGGTCCCTCGGCGGGGGTGTGGATGTGGATCTCGCCGGGTACCTCGTCCGCGATCCTGGCCAGCAGGTACTTGTACTCCAGCATGTCGAACCTGCGGGTACGCATCTGGTGGTGAGACACCTTGATGCCGAGCTTGTGAGCGAGTCCTACGTGCACCCGGTACTGCATCTGCCGCTTGGTCATCTCCAGGCTGTAGATGATCGAGGTCTGCCCCCGCATCGCGGCATCCACCGCGATCTCCAGGAGGGTCTGCGTCTTGCCCTGGGAGGGGCGGGCTGCGATGTACCAGAGTTCCCCGCGACCGACGCCGTCCGTGTGGTAGTTCGGCGTGTGCCACGGCAGGTGGATGCGGTCTTCCGGCTTGTCGTAGTCATCCAGGAAGGCCGGGTCACGGATCAGGTTGCTAGCCCGGTCGCTGACGGTGAAGTTGACCAGGTCGGAGAGGTGGTCGTAGGCCTCCTCGATCTCCCCGGCCTTGAGCGCCGAGGAGGACTTGATCAGCTTGCGTGAGAGGACCCTGGCTGCGAACGAGCGCTTGACCTCGGTGGAGGGCCACCGGACATCATCCTGGTCTGGTGAGAGAGGGACATCGCGGAACTTGGAAGTGAACTCGTCCTTGGTGGGGCAGCGACCGTACTGGTCGTAGAACGAGGTGATCCAGTCGAACTCCGTTCTGTAGCCGATGAAGTGTTCGCTGACGACCCCGTAGGGCAGGTGGGCTGTGGCGTCTTGCTGGTTCAGCATCCCGCTGATCAGCAGCGTCTCAGGGGTAGATCGAGCCATGAAGTACTCCGCCTTGTGAGTAGAGAGAGTGCGTTGGACGCTACTCGTCGAACGTTGGTTCCACAAGCGGGTAGCTCCACGCGTTCTCCGGCCACATCCAGCGTCGCTGCTGGAAGTCACCTCTCCCAGGTACCAGGGCGAGGACGCCACCGTTGTGGCGGCACGGGTACGGCTTGGTGTGTCCACACTGCTTGCAGACGGGGTGCCAGACCTTCAGCACTGGGAAGTCCTTGAAGCACCGCCTGCAGGGCACGGGATGACGCACCTCAGCTAGCGGAACCTCGACGAGTTCCGCTGATGCGCGGTGCTTCGTCGCGCGCACTCCGTGGCAGTCCGGGCTGGCATGCACATGGCCATGCCTGGTGCCCGTCGTCCACACTGTGCGTCCCACGGATCGACTGTGCCCCTGTTGCCCACCCACGTCCAGAGCGGTCAAGACACCTTGAAAGAGACCCAAAAAGAGCGTATAATGGGGTCAATGGCCCTGCCATGCCCGTACACGGAACAGTGTGCGGGCTTTTTCCATGTCTGGACTCCTTAGAAGGAGGCAGTTCGTGCCGATGTACATCAGAGCTGGTGATGTCAAAGAAGACGACGTCATCACGCTCGACGGGACCGACTACAAGGTCGACCGCGTCGAGAAGTACCGCAAGCTTGGCCGGTGGTGGGTACGGCTCTGCGTCGTTCCACCCATGGCTGACATCCCGGACCTGACTGACCAGCACCTGCCGATGGATGTGATCATCGCGTGGCGCGGAACAGCCCTGTCCTGATGACCAAGCACTTCCCCGTCCCCGAGCCCCACTTCCACATCACCAACGGTGTGCAGACATACGCCTGGAGCAGAGATCTGGGACGTGCTCAACGCCGGATGCTGGCCGACAACCGCACCTCGCGGTTGGCGGGCGGCCCGGGCTCCTGCAGGGTCTACCCCTGCTACAACCCCGAGTGCTTCGTCTTCCGCACGGACAAGAAGGAGTAGGGATGCCGGTACGCATCGTGATTCACAACGAGGGGGACCGTATCTACACGATGTCCCCCAACGGTCAGGTCCGGGCCTTCCTGGTCAACAACAACGGCGTCATCGAGGCCTCCGACATGGCCTCGTCCCTGAAGAAGGAAGAGCAGGTGGACCTCAGTGGAGCGGATGACTGAAGTTCGGCCCGGTGACGTCCTGCGGGTCGCCATCGACATGGACCACGTGAACTTCTACGTGGTCATGCCGGACGGCACGCTCCAGCAGGTGCACCAGGAGTCCGCCGAGACCTGGGTGCGCATGCGCCAGGAGGTCCTGGAGGAGCGGACGTCTTGGCCGACGAAGGGAGAGCGGCATGGCTGGCCCGTCTGACGGACAGATCATGGCTGGCGCTCGCGCGCTGGCCACACTGTCGATTGGCGGCGACAACGCCTTCGACGACTGCGACAACGCTCACAAGGCCGCGCTGGTGCGGCAGTCCAAGGCCGTGCTGGAGACGGCCTTCAACTACGACGAGCCGTACACCTCGGAGGACGAGAAGTACGACTTCGCCCGTAGGACGACCGACGAGATCAACGGCATCGGCACCTACGCCGAGCTCAACCGGCACAACGTGAACCCGATGGTCCAGCGCGCGATCAGGAGGTTCTACAAGGAGATGCGTGGTGACTGACACCGAGAAGGTGATGGATGTCCTGGACATCCACCGGTGGAAGGTGCACGGCGGCAACAGCCTGACGTGCGAGTGCGGTGCCGTTCTCGTCGCTGAGGAGGAGCCCACGGAGTTCTACCACTCCAAGCTCGACGAGCTGTTCCGGCGTCACATCGCTGAGGCGGTCGTCATCGAGGACCAGCTGACCGCGTTCACCCCGGAGATGGTCCGGGAGGTCATGGAGCAGGCCTGGGAAGAGGGCTACAGGGTCGCCGCCGATACGGCTGGTCCTGATGACTGGCCGATGGTCCCGCCCAACCCCTACCGCCATGAGTGACGACGAACTCGACGACTGCGCCTGCGGCAACCGGTCCATCGAGACGATGGACCACTCCAAGTTCTGCTGCGTCACCATCGGGTTCTTCACCGAGGAGGACTGGGCGAACATCGCGAAGGCAGCCGAGAAGTGAGCGGCTACACCTCGGACAGCATCTGGATGACCGAGGACGAAGCGCGTGACTACTACAACCGTCGTCTGTTCCTGGACATGGTCAACGTCCTGGAGCGGATGACCCACACGAAAGTAGGAGAAGTGGCAGGACCGTACACAACAGCGCCCGACCGGGAACTGGAGCTGGCCGACGAGGTCAGTCGGCTCACCCTCCAGATCACCCGGCTCCAGGCTCAGCAGGAGGACCGCTCGGCGCTGTTGGCTTCGCTGTTCAAGCCACCGGCTCCGTGGCACACCTTCGGGCACTACGCCAACCACGAGCCCATCCCGGACATCACGTTCTGGGGTGACGACGGCACCGGTCTTCCGATCTGGGAGCGGGAGACCATCACGCTGAACGTGGACGCGCTGGCTGCGGTCATCGCGGAGAGGCGACGCATCCAGCGCAGGACCTACCTGGAGTACAAGGGCAAGGCGCCCTTGGAGCAGGACATCGAGGCGGCTAGGGCCGTGATCAGCTACCTGGAAGGGGGCATGAACGATGGCTAGGACGGTCACCGAGATCGACTACACCTGCGAGCAGTGCGGAAACCACATGGTCCGCGCGACATCTCTGCACGACCCCTCCGCCTTCCCGGAGATCGGGGACATCACCGTCTGCATCAAGTGCGGATCGGTGGGCACCTACATCCAGGGTGAGGGCACCGTGCTCACTGCTCGCAGGCTCACCGGCGAGGAGTTCCTCAAGGAGCTCCACGACAGCGATGAGCTGGCCGAGGTGCTCACCGCCTGGCGCACGCTGAAGAAGAAGGAGAAGGAGCTCAGTGAGTAGCACGACGAACGACATGGCTGCGGTGTTCGCGATGAGCAACCAGCTGAACGAGGGCACGCTGACGGAGAAGCTGGAGAAGGCCTTCGTCGAAGGTGCCCTCTTCGCGTTGCAGGAGGCGGCTAGCGACCTCCTGCGCGACGACCACCCGAAGAACGGGAG